GTCATGAAGACCTTGGCAACTGCTTATGGTGTCAGTGAAGAAGAGGTTGCAAAGGTGACTAATCAGAACGTAGAACGTGTTTTTGGTGTAAAAACGGGACAATTTTCTTAAAGAAATATAAAAAGAATAGTTATTTATGGTATTTTGCCCGAAAAGCGATAATTTTGCAGTCCGAATTGCGATGCGATGTTTATCATGGTATTGTTAGATTTGGTATTCAATAGCGTCTTTGACGGCAGATGAAGGAAAGGTGCTCGAGTGGCTGAAGAGGCACGCCTGGAAAGCGTGTAACCGGCAAAACCGGTTCGGGGGTTCGAATCCCCCTCTTTCCGCATATAATCAGTTGTTTTCGTGTTGTTTTGCTCTGTTTCGTGTTTGCTCCATTTGTTTCGTTTTGTCCTCTTTTGTGTTGTTTTGTTGCAAAATTCGTGCAAAATTCGTGCAAGTCAATTCTTGAAAAATGATTAAAGTCCATTATTATCTCGATGTCCGTGGTGTTGCCGATGGCTGTCCTGCTCCCTTGAAGCTCGACTTCGCCCATAAATACAAGCACGCCCAGCTTTCCGTTGGTGTTCGTGTCTTGCCTTCTCAGTGGGATGCAAAGGTACAAAAGGTGCGTGGTTCTATGTCGGATGAATCGACAAACCTCTTCTTGCTGCAGACGATGGCTCGTGTTTCTGAAATCATCTTGAAACTGACAAACGCTGGTGATCTGGTCGGCTTGTCTGCTGTCGAGGTGAAGAATCGTGTGGCTTCCGAGCTGCGTCCTGATGCAGGTGCTGATAATCTGTTCTTGGCTCGCTTCCGTTCCTATGCCTCCCTCTGCAAGTCCCAGCGGACTCGTGAAATCTACCAAGTCACCATAAAAAAGGTTTTGACTTTCGATTCTCACGCTGAGTCGCTCTCCTTCGAGATGGTATCGAAGGATTGGCTCTCTCGCTTCGAGGCTTGGTTGGGTTCTGAGGCTGGTGGGTGTCCGTCCGTGAATGCTCGCTCCATCCATTTGCGGAATGTTCGGGCTGTCTTCAATGATGCCATCGACAATGGTGTGACCGCTTGGTATCCGTTCCGCACCTTCAAGGTGAAAACCGAGGCGACCAAAAAGCGAGCCGTGGCGGTTGAGGTTCTTCGCTCCCTCTTCTCGTACCCTGTGACTTGGCAGGAGCAATATGTGGATGCCTTCAAGCTGTCCTTCTGTCTCATCGGCATTAATCTCGTTGACCTCCTGGCTCTGAATGCCGACCAGTTGGTGGATGGTCGCCTGTCCTATCGTCGCTCCAAGACGGGGAGGCTCTATGATATAAAGGTGGAGCCAGAGGCTGCTGCCCTTATCGAAAAGTACCACGGGCATCTTGGTCGGCTCTTGTCGTGGGGCGAAAACCGAAAGCATTATACCACCTTCACCTATCAGATGTGTCGTGGTTTGAAATCCATCGGCTCTACCGTGAAGGAATGGCGAACCGATGAGCTGGGTGTCTATCGGGAGGTGGAGGTGTTCCGTCCTGCCTTCCCGATGCTGTCTTCCTATGTGGCTCGCCATTCGTGGGCGACCATCGCTGCCTCGCTCGATGTTCCAAAGGATGTTATCGCCCATGCCCTGGGTCACGGTGGTTCTTCCGTCACCGATATCTATATCGATTTCGACTTGCGGAAGGTGGACGAGGCAAATCGTCGGGTGCTGGATTGGGTGTTCTATGGCAAAAAGTAAGGGAGAACCCTGTGGTGGATTCTCCCTCTGCCTATTCGTCTGCTTTCTTCTTGGGTGGTCTTCCTCGCTTGTGGCTGGCTACCTCTGCCTGTTCCTGGTCTCGCTTCTCATCCCACGCCTCCCTCATTTCGGTGAGCAGCTCTCCCTCTGTCTTGCTTGTGACCTTGGCGGTGGCTCGTAGCTCGTATTGCTCCCTGTCCTTCCGTATCAGTCCGTTGATGTAGCGGTTCTTGTTGGTCTGAATGTTCAGCCAATCCTCCAGGTCGCAGTCGATGGCTACCCCGATTCGCTTTTGGGTGCGCCCTTCGCCCCGCTTGCTTGACTTGTACTTTCCTGTTGGTTCTGTCATTTATTCTTGGTTTGGTGCCAGCTGGTTGGGCTGGCGTTTCCTTCTTATCCGTATATCTCTTCTCCAAACATCACCACCTGTATGGCGTTGTTGGCATCGTAGTAATCATCAATCTCCGCTATCAAGTGGGCGAGGCTTCTCTTGCTCTCCTTGCCCAGCTTGTCGATTCCTGCTTGCCATTCCTTCAGCGTGATTGTGGTGATGTGTGGTCTTCCTTCCTCATCATCGTCTTCCTCGTATCCGTCGTGGAAGTTCAGCGTTCCTCCGTGGAGGAGGATGTAGGCTCTTCTGTCGCTTCTGCAATCGTGGAGTTGCATTGCCTTCTCCAGCACCTCTGCTGGTGTTCGCTCCTCGTTTATCTCAGTGTAGAGCCATTCGCTGCCGTAGGTGCCGACCTCTATGATTCTGGCGATTGCCTCTTGGCTTGTCTTCATCTCTTCGATTGTCATTGCTTTGCCCTCCCTTGGTTAAATGGTTATCATTGCTATCTCCTCGCATTCGATAAAACTCGTACCTCCTTCGCCTTCTATGATGAGGATGCTGCTTGAATAAATGCTATCTGGTTGCTTCATCAATCTGCAATCATCGTCTGTTGGGTTGAACTCTATCTCCTTTCCGCTCTTGAGAGTGATGGTTGCTTGTTGAGCCTTATCTTTCTTTATCTGGCTTATGATGTTCTCTGCTAATTCTTTTTTCATTGTCCTGCCCTCCTTAAAATTTGATGTTGGTGAATGTGAAATTGAGAAGGTAGTCTATCATGCTGTCGTAAAGGTTGAATGACAGGGTGCGTCCTTCTTGCTCTACCTTGAATGGGCGAGGGTCATCGTCTCCCTCCTGGCTGAGCTTGATGTTGCTTTCGTCGGCTGTTGTCAGCTCGACTGGGTAGCCTTCTTGAAGGTTGTCTGCGATTGCTTCGTTCTTGGTGTATAAAATGTTTGTCTTGATTGTGTTGTAAATGTTCGTTTTCATTGTTCTGTCCTCCATTATTTAATTGTCCATTCGTTTCTGTTTATCTCGTTCTCTGCCAATCCGTCGAACTCGTCTTGGCTTGCGGTCAGGTTGTAGCTGAAGATGTTGTTCTTCGTGTCTTCCTTAACCGCTGTGATGTCGATTCCGTAAATGCTTGCGGTGCAAACCATGTCTTCGGCTGCTGCTCTGTTGTTTGTTGTGAAGTTGCGTGTCATTGTCTTGTCTGTTTAAATGGTTGGTGATTAATGTGCGGTGCATCCTGCTTTCTCCAAGGCTGCAAAGTCTCGTGGGCAAACTGCCCAAAACTTGCCGTTAACCTTGATTACCCATGTGGCTTTCTTGCATCCTCTTGCCCATCTCTGTGCGCCTTCTAAGGTGGTGAAGATGTCTGGCTCGTATTTGAGGGTGACCTTTTGGTTGTTGATGTTGTAAGTCTTCATTGCTCGTTCCTCCTTTATTTGATGAATAATTTTGTTACTTCGAGTCCGTAGCTTGCAAGACTGCTTTTCAGAATGCTTGCTGGGATTGAGTTGGCGTTTGTTGCGTAGATGGTGCTTTTGCCGTCCTCTGTTGGTACTACGTCGATGTTGCTCTCTTCTGCAAACTCCAGGAAGTTCTTGCGGCTTGCTTCGTTCTCCTTTGTATTTCTTACCTTGAATGCTGTCATAAAATGCGGCTTGACCGTGTTGCCGTAGGGCTTAAGTTTGTTATCTCTTTGTTTCTTTTTCTATTGCAAAGGTAACAAAAATCCCCCAAAGTTGTATAAAATAAGAGATAATAAAAGCTAACAAAAAGATAAGAAAAGTTATCGTTTTGTTAGCTGATTCTCAGTTGTTTATCTCGCTTGTTGCTCTTGAAAAAGCAGGACGCTGGCTGATGAATGCGATGATGGTCTTCTTGTCTTTGTAGTTGGCTGGTATGTGGCTTGCGTCGCAGCTCTTCCAATGCCCCCAGGCGAGGTGGTAAGCCTTCACGTTCCATCCTCTGTAAACGTAGCGGCTTCTGCCTGTGGCTGTCACCTCGGTGTCGTATCGCCTCGTGAAGGTGAGGCGGTACGCTCCATCGTCGGTTTCAATCGTCAGCTTGTATGGGGTGTTCTCTACCACTTTCTTGGTTGCTTCCATGTTCCTGCCTCCTTTCTCTTGTCTCGTTCCTTGGTGTAAACGTCGAGGCAGGTTTTCTCCTCCTCGGCTGTCTCGCTCAGTTCCAGATCCTCGACTTGGTTCAGCAAACTCTCTGTTGTCTCGATTCTCCATTGGAGGCATCGGTTGCTGAGTCCGCTGGCTTCCTCAGCTCTCTGTTGCTCGTTGAGGACGATGTCCTTCTTCTTTGGGTCGATGTACTTCTGTACCGCTTCCTTGTCTCGGCTCTTGCAGTCTTCGCCTTGGAGGACGCATCGTCTCTCTGTTGAGCCTTGGTGTGCCGCCTTGTATGGACAGCCTAATGGGTTGTAGCACTTTGGCATCTGTTCCCATTCGTGATTGTAATTTGGTCGTGTCATTTTGTCGTTCTTTGTGGCTGGGTGGTTCCCCCTGCCGTTTCCTTTATCCTATGATGTACTCGTAATTTTTGTATCTGCCGTCGTTGCGTCGGTCTCTTGCAAGCTGGAGGGCTTTCTTGTAATTGAACAATTCCTTCTTGGTGGTCTCTTTGCCTGTCTTGGTGTTTAAGAATGTGAAATCCACCTTTTCGTCCTGCTTTGTACCGTATGTGTATTCGTATTCGTGGTGAAGGATTTCTTCGCTTACGAATGTCTTTGCTTCAATCTGTATCATCTGGTGTTGGGTTGTAGGGGAGTGGTTGGCTCCCCTGTTGCCTTCTTATTCCAAGTTGCGGAGGATGATTTTCTTGTCTTCCTCGTTCAGCTCGATGTTGTTCTTCAGCTTGTATAAGATGTAAGCCTTTTCTCCGAGGATGCTCGCAGCCTCTGCAAGCAAAGCCTTGTCGTTGTTCTTTGTTCCTCTCTTAACCATGAACTCTGCAAGGCTCTTGATTTCGTTGTTCAACGCCTCGGCTTGGCTCTGGGCTACCTCGTTTGCTTTGTCCAGCTCCTTGGCTTTGTCGCTGAACTCCTTTGCTTGCTTCATGTATGAGTCTCTTTCCTCTGCCACCGATTCGATGGCTTCCTTGGTGTGCTTGGCTTCCTTCTCAGCCAGGTGGCGATTGGTTCGTTCCCAATCGAAGGCTTTTTGGATGCCTTCGTTCTTCTTCCACTCCTTCACCCATTCGTCTTTGTCGAGTGAGCTGGCGTTGTACTCTGGCTCTATGCACTTGTGGTAGCAATCTGCGCTTACCTTGAACTTTGCTCTGTCTTCAAACTCTTGTTGCATTATGATTCTTGTCTCCTATCTTTAAGTGTTGGTTTAAAATTCTCCGTTGTTCAAAATCTCGTATTCAAGTCCTGCCAAGGTCTGGGCGATGGTTTCCTTCAGCTCGTAGAGGTTGTCTCCTTCCTCATCGTCGTCGGTGTCGTAGCTCTCTGCGCTCTCCCATTGGTTCGTGGCTGTCTGCTGGAGTTGGTTTGCAAGCCAGCGGTTGTCGTTGATTCTGTCGTTTGCCTCTCGTGCGTCGCACAGGCTGATTGTAAGTGTGATGATTGTATCCATTGTTCTGTCTCCTCTTGTTTGTGGGAGGCTTACGCCTCCCTGGTTGTTGTTAATGTTTCTCTATCCAATACTCGTTTGTAACTTTTCCTGCCATCGTGAATTCGTCTGTCTTGAAGTATCCCATTCTGATGTTGTAGGCGTAGTTGCGGTTCTTTCTGATTCTGTAGAAGTATTTCTCAGCTTCTGCCTTTCGTGTTGTCTCGAAGAGGGTTTCTTCTTCTTCCTTCTCGGTGTCGTTCCAAGTTGTTTGTCTCTTGATGTAGTATTTTGCTCTTGCCATAATTTTTTGTACTTTGTGCCCCTTGGTAAGGGGGCGTTTCCTTTTCTTTATCTGATGCAAAGGTAATCAATTTTTCGCAAAGTTATACAACTTTACAGTTATTATAAGTTACAGAAAATCAACCACTTAGCTAAAGAAAGTTATCAAAAAAAAGACCCCTCCACCGTGCTTGGTGAAGAGGTCTTTTCCTTAGTTCTGCTGTTGCTTTTGCTGCTTTCGCTTTCTCCATCTCCAAATGATGGCGATGGTGGCGGTTGTACCTATTATTATACCTGCCGTCAGCCATGCGCTCCAGCTCGCTTGCTGGGTTGTCTTGGTTTCCTGCTGGGTGTCCTTCTGCTGGTTCTTGGAATCCGACGAGGAGTTCCTCGTGTTTTTGTTCACTTGGTTCTTGGAGCTGCTCTTGGTGGTGTCCGTGACCGCTGCCTCTCCCTTGACCTTTGCCCTGGGCTTCGCCTCCAGCGTGTGGTGGAGCTGTCCGTTTGACCATGTGGCGGTGGACTTGTACAGGTCTGTCTCCAGCACCGATGTGGTGTCCTTGGTGATGCGCTCCTTGCTGGCTGCTGGTATCTCCACCTCGATTGGCACCAGCCTCTGGGTTATCTTGGTGGTGTCGTGTGTCTCGGTGATGGTGGTGTCCTTCTCTTGCTCCATCTTCGAGGTCTCCAGCTTGGTGACTGTCTCTGTCATTGCCTTTCTCTTGGTGGCGCATCCTGCCAAAAGGCAAACGATGCAAATCATGATCAGGATGCAGATGCTTGTCTTTCGTTCTCTTGTCATTGCTTATTCCTCCTTGTATTCGAGTGCGTTGATTCTGTTGAGCCAGCCCTTCTTGTTGACTATCTGGCTTGGGTCTGCCTTTATCACCTTGTTGATGTACGCCTTTCGTGCGTTCTTCAATGCCTCGAAGAGCTGGCGTTGGTTCGGGTAATTGTTGACCGCTGCGAGGGTTTGCTTGCCGACGATGCCGTCTGCCTTCACCTCGAGGAGCTGCTGGGGCTTGATGATTCCCCATTTGCCGCTTGCCCAGAGCCAATCCACCAAAATCTCGGCTACGCTCTGGTTCTTGATTTCGTCAGCCTTCCATTTGTCCCAAAAGTTGCGCTTGAGAACCTTCTTGAAGTCTTCCTCGGTGATGAGCTGCACGTCCTTCTCGTCTATCTTTCCGTCTCCGTTCTTGTCGTACCCTACGGTGCGCCATGTGGCGATGGTGATTCCGTACTTCGTGGCTCCACCTCTGTCGCTCTTCTTGTTTGTGTACTTGGAGCCTCCTTCCCATCTGAGAACGAAAGGCTCGAACTTCTTAACTTCTGCCATTGGTTATTCCTCCGTGTTGTTTGTTGGTTTGTTACTTGGAGAGGATGCCTCGTTTCTCTCCCCGAATGCTTTCGTGATTCCTGCTGTGGCGAAAAGCGAGCCTATCGCCCCGATGACTGCTGCAATCCCCATGAGGTCTGTGTGGATGGTGTTCGTGGTCATCACCTCGTAAAGCAGGACAAAACCCAAAACCAGCAGCAGGGCGCACCCGATAATCGTGACGCTCACCAAGAAGAACGCCTTGCTGGACGCTCCGCTGTTGGTCTGGATTAGCTTGGTTAAATATGTGGTAAGTCTCATATTCCTTCTTCGTCCGTTCTGTCTATGTAGTTCGCCTCCTCCAGCTCCCTCTTGCGTGGTGGGCTTCTTCGGTCGCAGCCGTTGCGGATGCATCGGTTCCAGCTTGCCTCCTGGAGTTTCAGTCGCAGCTCCATGTTCTCATCCTTCAGCTTATCCTCGGTCGCTCGGTGCTGGTTCAGAATGTCGTAGAGGCTGTCTATCTTCTCATCCTTTGATTTCAGCTCGCTGTCCTTCCTCTCGCAGAGGTCTTTCCATCCGCTTGCGTATTGGGCGGTCGCCTTGGCTTCCTCCTGTGATGCCTTGGCTGCCTCGGTTCGCTTCTTGCTGTCGTAGAACATGAAGCAGCCCAAGATGGTTACAAGGGCGGTGGCGATGGCTTGTAGGATTTCTGCGCTCATGGCTGTTCCTCCACCTGCTTGCCCTTGGTGATGGCTGCTTGGATGCCGTCCATCACCGCTGGGGTGCAAAGCTCGGAGCATCGGCTGATAAGCTCTGCTTCCTTGTCGCTGTACTCTTCCTCTCCCTTGGAGTTGTAAATCTTCAAGGCGAGGGCGTGGCATGCGACCCCTTGCCCCTGGGTGTAGATAGCGTCCGCAAACCCTTCCTTGATGTCGATGACCGCTGCCTTGGTCTTGGCGAGGTTTGTGAAAACCTCGACTTTCTCGAAGTTGATTTTCATTTGTCTTTTCTCCTTGTTAAAATTATTGGACTCCGTAAGCGAGCCAGATTCCTTTGTTCAAAACTGCGTTCTTTGAAACGATGCTCCATCGTGGGCAATAAACGAGAATGCACGAGCCGTATGCGCTGAAGAATTCTAAATCGAAGTTGCTTCTTGTGTATCGTCTTCCCTTGTTGTAGATGTAAGTCTCGTATTTGTTTCCGTTCTTGTCGTAGCAGTACCCTGGCTTGACTCTGAATGTGTAACTTCCGACCGCTTCTCTTGAAAGCATGACAAAGTGTCCTTCGTCGTACCATTGCATGTCTGGGAGTGTGAAATCGACCCAATCACCGCTTTCGCTTGAATCGCTGATGTAACTCACCACGTTTTCGTCTCTGCTGATTGTATAGGTCTTGCTTGTGATGATGCTCGTGTTGAGTGCAAATCCTTTTATGCATCCTCCCAAAATTGAAAGGGCGTAGTTTCTGTCTGCGTTCTTTGCCGATAGCATCATGGCGATGTTTTGGGCAAGTGAGCCGTATTCAAACCAGCGGCTTTTGTTCTCGTTCTGAAATCGTGCCACGGCTCTGAGTCCGCTCGATGCTGGAAGCAAGTTTCCACCAATTCCTGCGAATGCTCCAGCGTTGTCGTTCCTCAGAATGATGTAGGCATCGTCGTTGAAGTTCTTGTCGTTGGTCAGTCCGTTGCCGCTGATGGTGAATCCTCCAATCGTTCCGCTATTGATTTTCACGTTGGTGAATGTTCCGCTCGTTGCGTTTACCGTACCTGTGATGCTGGCTTCGGTCGCTTCGAGCTGCCCTCCGTACTTGACTCTGAACTTTGCGGCTGCAGCCGTGATGCCTCCAATCCACAAAGGGTAGCCGTTGGTTTCATCCTCGACCCCTCCAAAGCATCCCTGCACGGTGTCCTTGCTGTTTGTAATCAGGATTCGGTTCGTCTGTGCGAATCGCAGGACGGCATTCTTCGTCACGATGAGGGGTGTGTAAATCGGTCGCATCTGGTTCAGTTTGAGCCATTCGGTGTTGTCGCTTCCGTTCGGGGCGTTGGCTGTGGTGGAGGTGTGCGTCACTCTGCATTGGTACATGGTGAAGTTGCCTGTGGTATTGTCGGTGACCGTCACGATGTCGAGGTATCGGATGCCTTCCGATAGGCTCTCGTCGTTGTGGTATTCCGTTCCTGCGCTCCACTCGCTGGTGCGCTCGATAAGGCCAGGGATTCCTCGCAGGTCATCGATTCCGTCCACAAATCCTGTGGCGAACATTCCGCTCTCCAGCTTCGGCATGCAAATCCAAGCCTGGCGGTATGCCTCCTCGTTCGGTGCTGGTTGAAATCTGAACAGGACGTTCTGTGCCTCCGTGGAGGAAAAGCTGCTTTTCGTCTTGAATGTCACGGTGTGTCTCTTCCATTGTCCTGTCAGTGCCCATGTAACTCCGAGGTCTGATGGCGTGCTGCCTCGCTCGCTGCCGTCCACAATCATCTTGGTGTTCGTGTCTACCGCTGATGGGTAGATGTAAGTTGTGAGGTCTAAGCTGTCCGTGATGCTGTAGGTGTAAACCGTCACGGTGCCTGTCCTTGGTGCGGTGTTGTCGTACATGTAGCTCGTTATCTTGTATCTGCCAGTTGTCTTTGGCGTGAACGTCATGTATGCCGTTGCTTGGCTGGTGCTTTTGATTGCCACCGCATTTTGTTCTGACCATCCGTCGTTGTAGATGAACGTGCGCAGCTCCTTTCCGTTTGCGAGTGCCGTTGCGTCAATCTTTCCCAATATTGCGATATTGTAGGTTCTTCCTGCCACAAGGTACAGCTCCTTCGTTGCGAATCCGTAGCTGCTGCTCGTTTCGTTCACCCAGATTGTCTGTTGGTAACCTTTCGCCCAAAAGCTGAAGGTGTACCATTGCCCTCCTGCCAGCTTGTTGATTCCCTTGCTTGGCTGGTGGACGGTCTGTTCCAGAATATCCTTGTAGTTGATGGTTGCCCCTGTCGCCTTGCAGGTGTCGTAGTAGGAGTTGTGGTTGTCCTTCCTGTTGCTGGTGTCCACCTTTCCCTTGTCGCTTGGTGCGGTCTTTCCGCTTAGCTCGGAATAAACGCTCTTATCCCACCATGCGCTCATGTTGTCTGCGCTGGTGAAGGCTGCGTTGTCGATGATGTTGGCGTTGTCTCCGCTGTGGTAGGTGGTGATGAGCTCTGGCGTGGAGTAGGTCGTTCCGCTTTTGGTGTAGGTGGTTTTCACGCATTTCCAAACGTATGGCTTCTGTTCGGTCGCTGTCGGGAAGGTGGTGCTCCAGCCATAAACCGAAGAATAGGAGGCGACCTTCATCTGGTCGGTGGCGATGAAGTAGGTGGTTTGTGTGCTGATGCCGTTTCCATCTTTTCCGTCAGTGCCGTCCTTTCCGTTCTCTCCGTCCTTGCCGTCTGTTCCGTCCTTGCCTGGGTCTCCCTTGTCACCCTTGTCGCCATCCTTGCCAAAGTAACCGATGCAGATGGCTGTGGTGTAAGTGTATGCACCGCTCGTCCATCTTATTCGGTTGCGTGTCCATAGCCACAACTCCTTGGTTGGCGTGTAGCTCGTTCCCCATCCGCTGGTTGGTGCGGTTATGCCGCTGCTTCCTACAGCGTATTGCTCCGTGATGGTTGCAAAGTCCTTGCTCGCACCGAGGCATTGCTTGCCTGTGTAGGTGGTCGCTCCGCTGGTGAGCACGGTCTTGGTGCAGCTCCAGACGTAGGTGTTCTCCATCAGATAAAGTTGGGAGAAAAGGGTGACCCACGTCACGCTGTCAGCTGGTGGCGTGGTGTTGCTCGTGGAAAGCGTGAATACCACGTCGGCTGACTTGATGCCGATGCCGTCCTTTCCGTTCTCTCCGTCCTTGCCGTCTGAAGGAGCCCACCTGCAGGTGAACGCTGCCTTGAACTTTCGTGTCTTCTGCATGGTGGGTGTCTCCTTTTTAGTTGAACAATGAATTCAATATCGCCTTGGCGCAGTTGGCGCAAAGCGAGCGGTATTCCGCAAAGTCCTTGTAGGTGGCGAGGTCTGTTTCCTCATCCGCTGTCAGCTCCTGTCCGTCCACCTTCTTAATCAAGGCATCGATGGTGTTGAAGGCGAGGGCGTGTTCCTCCTTCTGTGGGTACGCTGCCTCCACGAGCTGGCTCTTGATGTGGGCGTAGTCCATGATGCCGTCGGTCTGGATGACAAAGCCGCTGAATCCCTCGATGGTATCCTGCCCATCCGCTGCCTTGGCTTTGGTTTTGGTCGAGCTGGCATCGGTACTGTTGGTGGTCGTCTGTACCTGCGTGTCTGGCTGGAAGTCCATGTACGCCATTCGTGTCTCTCTGTTGTAGATTGCTGGTTGCTCTGTCATGAACACTCGGCTGATGTTACCGTACTTTGTCTTCATTGCTTTGTCTCCTCTTTTTTGTTGTTGAACTTGGTGAGGTCTACGACCTCGTTGGTGTCTGTGTAGATGAGCTTGCCGTCATCGCTCTTGGCTACCTGTCGGTGGTCGATTGTCAGAATCTTGACTTGGCTGAACTCGAAGTGCGAGCCTCCCTTGTCAATCACCACCGTCTTGAAGCTGGTCACGTGGGCATTCTCGAATGCGTCGATGAGCTGCTTCATGCTCGGGCTGTTCACGATGAGTTTGTTCTTGCTCCCAAAGAAAACGATTTCGACTGCGTATCGCCCTGCTCCGTAGCTGGTCTCCACGTTCTTCACCCAGTCTATGACCTCTATCTCCTTGTTGAGGATGACGGCTGTCGTAATCTTTGGCGAGTCGATGATTCGCTTTCCGTTCTTGTCTTTCTTGTCGGGCATCTTGATGCCCAAGTCCGATAAATCTATTCCTGTTTCCATTTTAAATAATCTTTTGCAATGTCTGTTTCCCCATTTTATCATGCCCCATGCCGCTGCGTCTATCTCTCGCAGCCTTCGCTTGTTGGTGACCCTCGCCCTTCTCTTGAGCCAGCTCACCTTGTCGCTCTTCCTCCAGAACATGTCGCCTCCCTCGTAGTAAACGAAACCGAGGAAGTCCAGCCCTTCCGTTATTGGGCGTATCTTCGGCTCGTGCGCCTCGAAGCCGAGGCTCTTTAAGTAGGCTACCGCTCTCTTCATCTTCCGCTTGACCTCTCCCTTCGTCTTTCCGAATATGACGAAATCGTCAAGGTATCGGATGTAAAGGTGTGCCTTCGCCTCCTCCTTCATGAACCTGTCGAAGGTCATCAGCGCAATGTTTCCGCTGTCTTGGCTTGGTCGGATTCCGAGGGGGATGCTCTTTCCGTCGGGGGCGAACCTCTCGAACGGCTCCATGTAGGCATCGATGAACTCCTTGTCCTTGAAGAGGTGCTCCATGTTCCTGCGGAGCAGGGTGTGCATGATGTTGGCGTAATAATGGCAAATGTCGCCCTGGGCGTACCACTTGCATTCATCTCTGTTCTCTCTCAGCCATCTCTTGACTTGAAGCGCACCTGCTATCTGTCCGTAGCCGATTCTTGACGCATAAGTGTGTGAAATCAAGGTGCTCTCTATCCTGTCGTGGCTTACTAAGACGAGGCTTTGGTGCCATTCGTGGTTCGGGTGGAAGTTGAGCTTGCTGATGTCTCGCTCCTTCTTTCCGTTCCTCAGCTTCATGTGCTTGTACTCTTCCGTCTTGATCTGGCGGCTGATGATGAGGTCTTGGACTTCCACGAGGTCTTTCAGCCATTGCTTCCTGTGCTTCTTCACCCCGTAGTTCTTCTTCCTTCTGGTCGAGACCCTGTCCGCTTCCTTCAAGGTGTCCCATTGCCAGGTGCAATCATAAATGTAACCCTGTCTTTTCGGCATTGTCTTTCTGTTTTCAAGTCTTGCTCGTCTTTTGTTCTCGTTGGGCTTGCTTCTCTCTGTGCAGAGCTTTCAACTTCCGACTCCCTTTGGTCGGATTTACTAACACCACGGGCAGGTCGCTGGGCGTTGCCTGCGCAAGTTCGATTTGTTTCGGCTAATCGCTGGCTGTACTTATGCACCAGCTGCCGAGGCTCGGGAAAGGCGGACACTTTCCCATGACGCAGTACTCGTGTCCTTATTCGTTGTTTCGATTCCGTTTCCGAAACCGTAGAAGTAATTCGAGCCGAGATGTTCGCATTCGCATTCGACCAGGCGTTGTTCGAGTTCGCATAAGCGAGACCGCAATTCGCACCGTTGTTCGAGTTGCCGCCACCAATCCACAGCTGTCCTTTCCTTTTGCCTACCTCGCCACGAGCTTGGGCGAGGGGTTTTCTTTATCTTTGGCTGGAGGGTTGTGGTGGGGGATTCCCCCACGCCCCCTTTTTAGTTACCTTTTCTTGCTGCTTTTCTTGCTCCGTTTTAAGATGCAAGAAGTCTCTTCAGTTCGGCTGAGGTCACCTCCTTGATGTCGCCATGAAAATCAAGCCGAGCCGAGAAGGACGCAGCCGCAACCGACCAGGCGTGGTCCGAGGACGCAGAAGCGAGACCGCAATCCGCACCGGAGTACGAGGAGCCGCCACCAAGCCACAGCTGCCCACTTGCGTTGTACCAGTAGTGGTCTCCGTAGGCGATGCCTGTGTGCTTGGCTGTTGGCACGTAACTCATGTGTTGCGCCCCTTGCGTGGTGATTAGAGTGATGTCCGCATCGCTGTTGCCTTCCGCTGTAATTCGTGTCAGCTTGTTGTGCTTGACCGCTGCGAAGCTGTCCGTGGTTGGTGTGCCTGTCGGCAGGAAGTTCTCATCCCATTGGTAAACGTCCGTACCGACGCTGCAAAGGTGACCGTCCATTTCCCAATATTGACCGTATGGGTTTTCCCAAACTCCCACGTTCACGCTGTGGCAGGTGTAGTTGTCTGCGTCCTTGACCTCTGCCTTTCCGTCGTTGTATCCGAGGGCAAGGCATGCGCCTGTCTTGATGCTCTTCTGTCTTGCGAATCCATCAGTCAATGTGGAGGATGCGCTTTTCTCCGTTCCGTCAAGTCCTGGACCGAAAATCTTTGTACCATCGCTTGCCGTCAAGTTCTGAATGTCTCTGTATCCGTATTTCGCCATCATGTACTGAAGGAGGAAATTGCGGAAAGGCTCGCCTGCGAGTCCGTGGTTCTTGCTTCGTGCCTGGGCGTAGTTGAAGAATTGGTTGATGTTGCTGCCTCCGCTTGGAATGACAAACGGGATGCTTCTCATCTGTCCGCTCTGAATCGCGCATTTGAACATGCCGACTGGGATATTCTTGCTGAACCATCCTCCTGGCAGCGGTGTGAGCGACATGTGGTGTCTGATGTGCTTCACTCCGCTTATGGTCACCTCTTGCAGGTAGTTCCAATAACCACCCTCAATCATGCCGAACCAATCGGCATTTTTGTAAGCGTCCACCACGGCACCGTCCTTCACCACTTGGTCGCCATCGGCTGTGTATCGGTGGTCGTTCGGGTTCAGCTTGGTGAAGTGTCCGTCCGTGGTCATCAGAATTCCGCAAATCTTGGAGAGCCAAATCTGGCGCATGAGGCTGCTGCCTCCTGTCACGCAGTATGCCGCTCCCTTGCTCGATGCGGTGTTCTCCTCTATGTAGAAGGCGTTCTCGTCGAGGAACTGCTGCTGGTTCTCTTCCATCATCGCTCGCAAGTTGTCGAGGGTGATGCGCTTTGGCGTGCCTCCTGCCACCACCATGATGGTGTCTGTTCCGTTAAGGCTCGTTGTCAAGTCAAACTCTGAAATCTTCTTGAATGTTGTCATTTCTCTTGTCTCCTTTGTTTGGTTATGAAATCTCAGCCGAAACCTCGACGGCTACGTCTGAATAATAATTCTTGTCTGGGTTGCTTGAGTCTGGCACGCATTTCGCCATTTCCGCTGTCAGTGTGACGTTCGCCCCTGTGTTGCCTGTGCTGGTCTTGGCGTTCAGTGCGTTGTAAACGTCCCAGCCCCATGTTACCGACCCTGTGTAATTCGTGCCGTTCTGTTTCAGCTTCAGCACAAACTTTGCGTTGCTGGTCTTGGATATGGCATCGGGGTTCGCTCCATCTGGCTCTGCGTCTATCTGCCATTCGTCTGCATCGTCGGTCACTCGCTGTGCGTCCACGGCTTTCACCACCCAGTTGTCTCCTTCCTTGTGCAGGAGCTTGACGCTGAACACCGAGCTGCCGTCCACGTCGTCTCTTGTGACCTTCAAGGTCTTTCCGTTCTGTCCGCTAATCAAGACGAAGTCCTTGTACCACTCCAGCTTCCAGCTCGCTGCAAACTCCGTGTCTCCTATCGGCTTCACTCCGTAGAGGTATGTTGCCGTGAGCGTGGTGCTCGTGGTGGTTGAGTTGAGGGTGCTGCAGTTGGTCGTGATGTTCACCGAGTAGCTGTCCGCTCCTGCTTGCTGAATCAGCACGTCCTCTGTTCCTGCTATGCTGTCTCGAACGTTGTTTGAGATGTAGCTAATCTCGTATCCGATTATCTGGTTCGAGATGATGGTGGTGCTGGCTGCGTTGTCGATGAATCGGAGGTAGCAGAATCCGTCCGTCTCCTTCTTTGCAAACTTTCCGTCGGTGGAGAGCTGCCATCCTGCGTAGTTGCCTGTGGTGGCTGCGCTGGTGTTGAAGGTCAGCTCCGTTCCTCTGTATGTCCACTTGATGCTGGTGATGGTGACGGGGTTGCCGACTGCGCTCTTGATGCCCACCTTCAAGGCTGGCTGGTTGTAGATGTCGGTCTTCCAATCGACGGATAAAGTTCCGTTCGTCGGGTCGATGGCTTGGAAGAGCGAGCCTCCGCTTTCCGCTCCGTTCTTGTCAAACTTCACGATGTTCTTGGTGACGTAGATCTGGTCGCCTGTTCTGATGAAGCGCACCGTGAACGCTCCCTTGATTTTGTTGCTCATGCTTATTCATCCCATTTGTTAAGTTCTACCTTGAATTCGTCCAGCTCCATGAGCTTGCCACCGAGACTTGTTGCCGCTGTCCCTGGGTTCTCGTTCACCTTCAGTAATTCGTTCTCGTTCACTGCCATCTTCGAGCCTGTGCTGTTCGTCCGATGGTATTTTGGCTTCAGCCCCTTGGCTTCTGCCTTGCCTGTATCGACGATTGCGTATCTCATAAGCTAAAAAATTAAAACGTTTCCTTTCTCATCCGTGAGGACGGTGCTTCCATCGGTTGCCGTCAGTACCGATGCTGGCTCTCTTTCCTCGATGTCCATTGAAGCGTCGAACCAGCAAAGGTTCTTCTCGTAGCCGATGCCCAATGAATCCACGCTGCACTCCATGCTCTCTCCAACTTGTCGGTTGATTCGCTCTGCGAACTTGTAGGTTTTGGTCGCTGCGTCGTAAACCCTCGCCTGTGTCCACCATTGGATGTTATAATAAAGCTCTGGGTATTGGATTGGCTGCGTTCCAGCCGCAAAGATGCCGTAGTTGTAGTATCTCTGCTGCCCTGGCACGATGTCGTTGCCTCTCGCCACGTCGTGCTGGGTGAGGATGCTCATGTCTCGTATGAGCTTGATTCCTGCGCTTGCCTTCACGGTTCCGCTGGTGTCCACAAACTGAACCTCGAACTCCTTCTCCCATGTGAATCTCATGTCGAATGAAATCTTAGGGAATGCTATCGACTTGATTTCGGGATAGGTGAGCGTTCCTGCCGTGAGTGCGGTGTTCTTGCCTCGTTCGACAAGGCGCATCGTGATTCCTGTCGGCAGGGCTGTCATCGTACTCGTTCCCTTGGTGAGGGTGACGGTCACGGTTCGCTCGTAGCTCTTTCCGTTGATGAACTTGTCTCGCTGTCCTGCCTTCTCGATTCCCTCTGCCACCAAGTACTCATAAAGGGTGAGCTCATCCTTCAAAGGGTCGTAGGTCAGTTCCTCGCAATCCACAGAGCAGTCCATCTTGTTGCCTCCCTTGTCGGTGGTTGTCAGTGCCATGCCGCTTGCTTCCACCACGTAGTTCGTGCCTGTTCTGAAATCGTTGAACATGCCCTGGTATGAAAGCGCAGCCACCTCTCCTGGCACGATGTTGCGCATAATCTTCAAGCTGCCGTTGTCCTCGCTGGTGTCCTTGATGATGGCGTAGTCAGTTCCCTCCTTCCAAACGCTGGCTATCGGTGTTCCGTTCACCTTCCATTGATGTTGGTCGCTGGCGAGGTTGTGGTTGTTGATTCCCGATGTGTAGATGTCGTCGGGGTCGTTGACCGTTGTCTGCGGTCTAATGATTGTCGGAGTAACGCTGCGGTCTGGCTCGTATTGCCCCAGCGCAGTGTTGGCTGTCTGTGCCGTCGGTGAGTCTGCCGTGGTGCAGACCAGCTCGCAAGTTATCACCAAAGGCGAGAAGTCGAGCCTCGTGTGCTTGCGCTCCGATTGGAATGTCCTTTTTTTGTTTGCCATTCTTTTTCTCCTCTTTTTTAAATTAATATTCGATTGGCTCCGTCAGTGGGGCTTCTTTTCCATCGTCTGCCGTAACGTAGAACAGGGTACTGATTCCGCTGTGGTTCGGGTTGATGTGCAGGTCTTCGTAGCTGATGTTGAACTGCGAGCCGCAGTTTAGGTGCTCTGGCTTGGCGTTCCATACCGCATCCGATGCGCTGTCTCCCGTGTCTCGCTCCACCTTGAAGGTGTATTCCTCCGTGTGGTCTTGCAGGTATCCGTCCACAATCTGGATGGTCACGGTCTCTGTCTCGTCCACCGCCATGTATCCGTCCAGGCTTTGGTCGATGAGCATCTTCCTTCCCATGTTCTCGAACTGCTCTATCGTTCCTGTCATGTATATGTTGTTGAGGTAGGCGGAGTACCCCTTCATGTTGAATCCGAAGATGTTGAGGTTCGTCAAGTCTCCGAATTGGGCGGCTATCATGTCCTTGCTGAATTCCCAGTTGTTCACGTCGGTCAGGTATCGCTCGTATGTCAGCGTGCTGTATCGGCTCTTCTGTCGGGTGGTGTCGCTGAAGTTTCCGTATGCGACAAAGTGCATCATGTCGTGTGGGTGGTGCTGGTTGCTCCATGTGTCGCTTGTCGGTCTCAATGCGTAGCGCACCCTGCTGTTGTGGGTGGTGTCGATGATTTCCGTGATGCGGAAGTATGCGGTGTAGAATCCTGCGAACTTGAAGTTTCCGATGCCATCGTCGAAGTCATCGCTCTCGTTGTCCTCGATGCTCATCCCTTCGTGCCAGATGCCTTGGCAGATGTCATCAACGGCAATCTTGCCGATTTCCCCATCTTGGAGGTGGAGGACGATTGTTCCTGTGCTCAGTTTGTTTCCATCACTATCGGTGTCTGGGATGACCTCCTCGATGATGCCTCCTCCTGCTGCCCTCCATCGGTTGCCTATCTGGATTGAAACTCGGTTGCACCTGTATTCGGGTGTCTCAAGAAAATCTCGGAGCGTGAGGCTGTGAAGTTCCGCTCTTCCCATTTGATCGATGTAGCCTCCCTTTCCGAATTGTCCGCTGACAAACTCCCCGACGGTCATTCCCTTGTAGAGGTTGATGAGCTGCCTTGCGCTGTCCTCGAAGACCTTGCTCAGCTTGGTGTCCATCCTCTTTTCGAGGAAGGTCATTTTATTTTGAAGCTCGGTGATGAGCTTGTCGTATGCAGGAATGTTGCCCTGGGCGGTGGTGTTCTGTATTTGGTTGTTGTAATAAACGATTTCGTCCACCGTGCTGGCGAGGCTCTCGCTGTTGCTGTATGCCTTGCTCTCACCGATAGTCAGCTCTCCCTGCGTGGTGTCCTCCAGGTTCAGCTCCCAGCCGATGATGCGGCTCTCTCTTGCGTGGTCTTCCGTGTCGAAGTATTCGGGGGCGATGAGCTTCACCTTGCTTCCGTATGTCAGCTCGATTTTCCTCTTGCCGAATTCGAGGGGGTTCTTCGTTCCTGTGTAGGTTCCGTTGTCCACCTTCATCTTCTTCATGTCCTTCTCGGCTTCTGCCTTCAGCTCCATTTCCGCTGCCTCCACCAATTCGTCATCGATGAAGGTAATGTCCATGTTGTACATGAAGAGCGTGTCTCCGACCGCTGGCTTCATCGTCTCGTTCGGGAGTTCGAGGGTGTAGGTGTCGTTCCTCGTAATCTCGAAGAGCTGCCTATCGTCGGTGTCTGCGTCTGGGTTGAAGTGAACCTCGAAGTCCATTCCGTTCAGCTGTCCGCTCTCGAAGTGGATGCTCAGCGGTTTGTTCTCTTCCTGCGTCTCGTAGATGCTGTCGAAAACAAAAGGCGAGCCGTCCTGTAGCTTTGCCTTGAATCGGTATGCCGTCCAATAGGTCACGTTGCCTGTGTCCGTGTCGGTTGTCTTGGCTGGTATCTCCGTGACCTCCGTGATGGTGAGCAATGCCCTTGGGTAGATGTCCTCGTAAGTCTTTACGATGTCCGTAATGTCATCGGGGTCGAGGTTCGGGTCGCTGTCAATGTATGGCGTGCCTATCGGTAGCTGGAGAATGGTGTCGCTCACTCCCTGTATCGCCACCTCGCTCTGTCCGTCTATCGGCTCTGTGTAGAACTTGTTGATGTAAGCCATCGCAAGGTGGGCGAGGGTGACCTGCTGGCTTCCTACCAGCTTCTTCGTCTTGTCGGTCAAGGCGTAGCAATCCCTGCTGTCATTCACGTTGTTTGTTCCGTCGCTGGCTATGCCGATGAACTCGATTCCTGTCGTTGTCTTGTCTGCCAGCGTGATGGTGCTGTTCCTCGTGATGGCTTTCTTCTGTAGTTGCAAGTCCTTGAAGCTGAAAATCTGATAGCTGTCTCGCTCGATTTTCACCATCGTTGTCTTGCTATCGTCGGTTTGTCCACCTGTCTCGTCTCCGATGATGAACTGCACCCCTGTGCCGTTTTGAAAGCCGATGGCATCCGTCATGCTACTCACCTCTATCTCGAAGACTGGATTGTTCCATGAGGCAGTCTGTCCTGCCGCTGGGTTGCCGTATGAACCGCTGACCACCTTGAAGGTGAATGTCTGCCCTGCGTACTTGCTGTAGCTGGTTATCTTGATGCGCATGTTCTCGCTGTAGAACGTCTTCGGCTTATTGGTGGTGAACCGTACCTTGGTGCTGTAGAGGTCGTGGATGCCGTCTATCGTGAATGGGTTCTTCAGCTTGCGCCTGTAGTTTTGGTTGAGGTTGCGGCTGGAGCCGAAAGCGTAGAGGCGTGTTCCGTGTTCCTCGCTGTCCTCGCTTCTGCTCAGTCCGTTCAGCTCCTTGTGCTGTTCCAGCGTGATGGTCTTGTCTCCTTGCTCGCATCTGCCAAAGTGGATGATGTTCTCTTCTATCCACCATTCGGTGTCGAAGGTCTCCGCCATTTGGTCGAGCGAGGAGAGGAGAGTGGTGCTGTCGTATGCTATCAGTTTCGCCTCGTTCCTCTTCTCCACGTCCTCGTGGATATAAACCATGTAATCCTTGCCTCCGTAGGTGTAGCCAATCTCGGAGAGGTTGTCTGTGAGGATTCCTGCGTGGGCTTGCAAGGTGTCAGTTAAGCTCCACTTGGCTTCCATTCCGTTCACGCTCCCTCTTCTGAAGAAGATGATGCGGTTCTTGAATTTGTACCATGGACGGTCGAGTCGCAGTTCATAATCGTAGCCAGCGTTCTTGCTCGCAGCGGTTGGTGTCGGCAAGTCCACCACCTCGAAGCGACCGAGCCCCTCGATGTTGGTGTAAAAGCCTTTTTTCAAGGACAGGACAAAGTCGCTGGAGAAAATGACGGTGATGTACTCTTCCTCCTGCTTCTTCCATGCGTAGGTGCTTCCGCTGCCCACGGGGATGGTGTATGCCTTGGCTTGCGCCCTGTTATAAATCTGAATCTTCATAGTTGTCCGTGTCCTCTGTTCCTCTGTTCGCTGGGTTCGGTTCGTTCAGCGTGAGGCTGAATGTGGCGAATCCCTTGAAGTATGACTTGAATTGCTTGCAGCTCTTGTAATCGCATCGGTACACCACGCCTTCCTCGAACTTGGTGCGTATGTTGATGCGCCTCTTCTTCAACTCCTTCTTGAAGGCTATGAGCTTGCTGAACATCTCATCCCTGCTTGTTGCGTAAAGCTGGACGAAGAGGGTAATGTCTCTTTCGTCCACTTTTGGCTGCTGTTCCCTTCGCACCTGCTTTCCGTTCTCGGTCGTTGACTTGTTGCTGACCGCATCCTTCAGTGGCTCTGGCTCCACGAGGGTGCAAAGGGAGGAGTCGCTAAGGCAAACGCCCCACGCCTTGAATGCGTCCATGTCGTTGATGAATAATTCTCCTGCTCTGTTCATGTTGCTGTTCTCCTATAGCTTCTCTGTGTTCTTGCGTATTTTCTCCAGCTTCTGGTTCATCGACGGCAGCTCGCTGGTGTATCGCTCTATCTTCTCCAAATGGGCGACCGCTTGCACCTGCACCTCCATCATGTCATCGAGGTTGTTTCTGATGATGGCTGCGCTGTTGGCGATGGCTGCGTTGTTCTGCGCTTGCTGCTGGACGGCTTCCGAAACGATGGCCAGGCTGTTCTGAACGCTGGAGAGCCTTCCGTTCATCTCCTGCCCTTGGTCTTGCGTCATTCCACTGAGGCTTGCGCTGGTGCTGCTCTGGCTGTAGTTGTCCTTTGGGTCAATCCCTGCTGCAGCGTATGCGTTGTCTCGTGCTTGCTCTCCCTTGCGGTAGGCATCCTCGTATTTCTTCTGAAGGTCCGCCTTCTCGCTTGCGTCGAGCTTGCCGTCTGCCATTGCGTCGGCAAATTGCGAGTACCAATCCTGCAAGTCCTGGGCGAGGGTGGTCTTGGTTATGTAGTTGAGGATGGCATCCTCCATGTATTCCTTGACCTTCTGTGTTGCGTCTTTCACGCCCTTGTCGGTGTCCTTTAGCAATTCCTTCAATCCGTCCTTTGCGCTGTCAAAGGATAAGTTTGTTACAGCCTCGTTGTAGTCGTTCTGCAAGTCGATGAGCTTCTTGTAGTACTCGATGTATTCATCCATGTTGCTGGCGTTGCTCTTGTATCCGTCGTTGCTGGCGTTCTTTATCTTGGTGTAGAGGTCGGTGGCTTCGTCTGCCACCTTTGCCATCTGCTCGCTTGTCAAGTTCCAAAAGTCGCCAGCGGATTGGACGCTCACCCCTGTGATGTCGCTGATGCGTTGCCAGTCGGCTTTGCTCATTGCGTCGTTTATCTTCTTGTCGGATGAGTGCTTGCCTCCGATGCCGATGAATCCGTTGCTGTATGAGCCACCTGTGGCTCGCATTATCTGTTGCTTGTTGGCTACCGATTCTTCGAGGTTCTTCTTGGCTCGCTGGTAGGTGTCGGTCGCTTCCTGTCCTGCCTTGTCCTTCATTATCTCCGTCAGCCTGTCCACGGCTGATTCGAGGTCTTTGTTTGATTGGGTCAGGTCGTTGATGGTGTCCTCGACGCTGGTGTCCGTTCCGAATAGCTTGCTTCCTGTGAGACTGCGGAAAATTCCACCGACCGCTCCAAAGACGGAGGAGAAAACGTTTCCGACGAAATTCCACAAGCCATGCTTCTGGATTTGGTCGAGCAATGAGAGGATTGCACCGATGATGCCTCCAATCTTCGAGCCAGCCTTTCCAAAGAGTGAAGCCACGCTGTTGGCGATGTTGCCAAGTTCCGACAGGCTCATCTCGCTGGTGCTGCCCAGCTGGGTGATGGCGTTGGTTAGCTGGATGATGTTGTTGGTGGTGGTGTCGATGGACTTGTCTCTGTTCACCTTGGTGGTGTCCTTGTCCTTCTTCGCCTCATCAGCCTTCTTCTGTGCTGCCTCCACTCTCTTCCTTGCCTTCTCCTTGGCTTCCTCTGGTGCGTCGCTGTCCTCGATGTCATCAAGCTGCGAGAGGGCGGTGTTCAACTCCTGCAGGGCGGTGGTGTATCGCTCGCTGGCTTCCTCGTAAGCCTTGCAGTTCTCAGCGAGGTTGCCAAAGATACCGCTTCCCTTGATTATGGCATCGTTCAGCTGGTTTATCGCATTGGAGACCACCTTCTTGTTTTCGGGGGTGGCTTGCTGGTATTCCTTGCTGTTCTTGTATTGGGTCAGTTTGTCTCTCGTGCTCTTCAGCTCGCTCACGGTCTGCTTGTCGAGGTTGTTGAAGACCGCATCCCAATCAATGGATTTTTTCAGCTCCTCAAGGTAAACGCTTTGCACGTTCTCCTCGAAGGCTTGGACGGCTTGCTGTCGCTTGCCCTCGTATTTCTTCGCCAGATTCTCGTTGCCGAGCTTGGCTGCTTCGTCTCTTAACTTGGTTAGCTGGTTGATGTCGTCGGTGATTGCCTGGCGTATCTTCTCTGCCTTCTCGTTCTCATCGTCGTATTTCTCCAGCAAAGCCTTGATGATGTCGCTTCTCTGCTGCGTGTTGTTGGCTTCGAGCGATTGTCTCTTGGCTGTGATTCCTGCCTTTTCCTCATCGGTGAGCTTGATGCCCTTCTGCTGCCCTGTTGCATAGAAGCCCTGCTTCTCGTGCTTCGGGTCTGCATCCCACAAGGTCTTGGCGTGGTCAATCTTGGCTTGGAGAAGGGTCTGCTCTTCCTTGTCGATGGCTTCCTTCTCCTTCTTGTAGTTAACGTCGAGCTGGGCGAGCTTCTTCGCCTCGCCTTCCTTCATCGCATCCACGATGGCTTGCGCTTGCAGCAGCTCGTTGTCGCTCTTCTGCTGCTGGGTCTGCTTGTCGTACTTGTAGGTTTCCTCTGCCTTCTTTTCGTCTGCCTTTGCTTGCTCCTTGGCTTTCTTCTCAGCTTCGGTCTCCTGCTGTTTTTGTTGCTTCTTTGCTGCGCTCTCCCTTTGCGAATGGGTGGAGACGGTTCTTGCTGCGAGGTGGTCTTGTGCCTCTATGAGCAGCTTTTCTTGTTTCTTCCATTCCTTGCTGCCTTTCTGCTTGTCGGTCATTTGGTCGAGCTTGGCTTGTGCGTCCTTGGCTTGCTGTTCCCAATCGGTTTTAATGTAATCGCTTTTGCTCTTTTGCCTTGCCGATGCGATTCCCTGGGCGATTGTCAGCATGCTTTGAATGTCGCTTTGGCTGTATGTGTAATTGCCGAGTCCTTGCAAGTTGAACTTTACGTTCTTTCCTGTCTTCTTTCCGTTCGTCAAGGTTTTAATGACCTGGTCGAGCTGCTTCTTGCTCATGTCCTTGAAGGTCTCGCTATATCGTGTTGCGTTTTGGCTGGTTATTTCCTTTGCCACGTTCTTGTTGGCACCGACGGAGTAATCTTTCGAGAACTTGATTTGTTCCTCGATGCTTGCTCCCCTGTACCAAGGTTGTTTTGTCTTGTCTTTGTACCATTTGTCTGCCCATTCAACCTCTGACCTCATGTTGGCTGGCAGGTAATCCCTCCACGAATTTGCGGATGAGCCAGCGTTGATGGCATCGTTGCGTGCCTTCTGTTTCGCCTGGAATGCTCGTGTCGCTCTGTCCGCATTGTTCTTGTCGGTCTGTAGACTCTTGACTCTGTTCACTCCGTCTTGTGCTGCAATCTCTTGCTTTAGCTTCAAGATGTTGCGGAGGTGTCCTTCTTCGTCAATGTATTTTTTTATGATGGCTGGGTATCGCTGGATGAGTAAGTCCATCGCTTTCTTGCGTCCGTGGGTTGCATCCTCATCCTGTTGCGCCCTGCTTATTGCCCTTTCGGTCTCGTCGTTGTAGTCTTGCTGTTTCTGCCTTGCTTCCTCCAGCGTGTCGTTGAGGGCTGCTTGTGCCTTTTCTTCTGCTGTGGTGCTGTCGTGGCATGCCACCAAGACTCCAATCAAAACACCGAGGGCTGTGGCTGCTGCCACGTATGGGTTGGCGAGCATCGTTGCGTTGAGTGCGGCTTGCACTTTCTCGACCACGGCAATTCTCACCTTGGCGATGGTGAGGGTCTCAATGTGGAGTTTTTCGGCTGCAATGGCTGTCACCACCGCTGCCTTGTAAATTCCGTATGTGGTAATCAAGCCCATTATGATCTGCCCGACCTGCTTGTAGTTGGCGATGATGCTCTGCGCCATGTCGATGCTGCCGACAATCAGTCCTTCCTGTGCCTCGCCTATGTCGTTCAGCATGTATTGCCATGCGCCTTCGAGGTTGGAGATTGCTCCCTTCAAGGTCTTGCTCTGTGCTTCCAGCATTCCGTTGAACTGTCCTCCCTCGGATGCTGCTGCGTGGAAAGCCTCTTGCACCATCTTGGTGGAGATTGCTCCCTTCTCCATTTCATCCTTAAGTTGTCCGATGCTCTTGCCTGTCTTCTCGCTGATAACCTGCAATGGATTGAAGCCAGCGTTAATCATCTGGAGCAAGTCCTGTCCCATCAGCTTGCCTGTTGCGCTCATCTGGGAGAAGGCGAGGGTGAGGCTCTTGAACTTCTCGCTGTCGCCCATCGAAATGTCACCGATGGCTTTCAAGTTCCCCATGACCTCCTGCACTGGTATGTTGAAGGCGAGCATGGTCTGCGCTCCCGATGCGAGGTCTTGCATAATCATTGGGGTTCGCAGCTCGTATTCCTTTATCTGCTCGAAGAGCTCGCCTCCCATCTGTTCGCCAGCGAGGGTCTTGAATGAAACCTGTAGGCTCTCCATCTCGCTTCTGATGCTGATGACCTTGCTCTCGAACTCGGTTAATTTCTGCAAGGAAAAGTACGCACCGATTCCTGCAGCAATCTTTCTGAGGCTTGCGTCCATCTTCTCTGCCTCGCTCTTGGTGGCGTTGCCGAGGTCGTGAATCTTGTCTTCCGCATCCTCTGTTTCTTGCTGTAGGTGTTCCGTGGTGACGCTGCCGAATGCAGAGTCAATCTTTTGTCCTATCTCGGTGGCAATCCTGCCGATGGTTTGGAATTGCTGCACCACCTTCTCTGCGTCCGATTGGAGCTGAGAATCGTCTATGCCTATCGAGAATCCTTCTCTTCCGTTGTCGAAATCTGCCATTTTAATACTCCTTTACGAAGACCTCCTCTTCCTCGGTATCGTCTTCGTCGTTGAAATTGTCGGGGTTGTTTGCATCCTTGCTTGCATCCCATTCCTCTTGCTGCTCATCGTCAAATTGTGGCGTGGCTGCTGAATAGAGGGTCAGGTTTGCGTAGCTGTAATCGTATAGAACTTGGTCGGTCGTTACTCCGAGGTTCTTCGCCCATCCTATGATGATTGCCCAGGGGCTGTCTGTTCCACTTCCTTGGTTGCTTCGAGGGTGTTTATTGCGGACAGGGAAGTGGTAAGACCGAAAAAATCGCCCACCTGCATCTCCATGAGCCGCTGGGTGATGGTCTCGTTCAGCGTGGAGGGTTTCAGCTCCTCCATGATGTGCCGTGCCACAAAGTCCAGCTCGCTCTCGGTCTCTTGCTCCGTGGTGAATCTGAACTTGCGCCAGTTCCACTTGCGCCTCTCGCTCCTCACCACCTTGTGGTTCTCGTTGATGCGCTTCGCCCCAAGTACCAAGATGGCGGCAATCCTGCCCAATGCCTCGCAGTCCTTGGCTGTGCGCAGTGCCTCGTTGAGGATGCTCTTCGGGTTCTGCTGAATCCTTGGCATCTTGTGAACCTCTGCGCTCACCATCATGATGGTCGCTGGTGTCGGTGCTGGTATCTCGTAGGTTCTGCCCTCAATCTCCAACGATGTGGTCTTGCGCTGGAGGATGGTGTCGCAGACCTGCTGTTCCAATGTCTTCTGTTCCATGTTCTTGCTCTAAAGTGAAAGAGCAGGAGGGTGGCTTTGTGGCTTCCTCCTGCTCTCGGTGTTTGGAATATGGGATTATTTCAAAGCCTCGGTTGTCTTGAAACGGGAGTACCAGTAGTTGTTGTCAATCGCTGCTGTGCTTCCGCTCGCTGGTGTCTCTGGTACGCCTGTTGTCTTGAAGATGGAGGCGGTAATCTTGATGGCGTTACCGTTCTCCTCATCCAATGCTGGGGCTACCTTGATTCGGCAGAGAGGTGCCTTGATGCCTCTCGCTCCCTTGTTGTGTGGGGTAATCTTCACGGACTTGTCGCCTGGCACGATGTGGGTCTTCACCTTCTGCTCGCCATCGGCATCCTTGTCTGCAATGCCGAGCTTCTCATAAAGCTCTGGGGTAGGCTCGATGACGGTGGTCTCCACATTGAGTGTTCCTTCGAGGTCTTCCTGTGCCACGGTCTCGCCTCCTGTTGACTTCATGGTGAGTGCGTCGCCATCGTTGCTGGTGAGGGTGGTGCTCTTGTCTTTGATTACACCGACGCTGAAGAGGGTAGTTGCGAATGCGTCGTTCTCTCCTGTGTCGCCTATCTCAAACTTGCACTTTCCCCATGCCATGATGATTTTCTTTGAATCTGCCATGTTGGTGTCTCCTTAATTTGAAAATGTTGCTAATTTAAAATGAATCCCGATGTTCACGAAGTGCTCGCTCTTCCCTGGCACGGCAATGGTTGCCGTCGCTTGGAACAAATCGAAGGTGTAGGCGGTGTCGGCTTCATTAAGTTTCTCCACCACCGTGTCGGTTATCGCCTCCAGCTCAGCCAATCGCCCTTTGTCGGGTACGAGACTCTCGCCTCCGTTGTTGATGTCTGGCACGTAGATGTTGAGCCGTGCCCTGCCTTCCTGGATTTGGTCTGCCGTTGCGTTGGAGACCGTGAGAACTGCGTCCTCGGTCGTTGCTTCGAGTGGGCGCACCTCGCTGGGGTAGAACGTTCCCTTTATCGTGTTCCCCATCAGCTCCTCAAGTGCTGCGTACATCTCCAATTCGATTTGTGTAAGTCCTTTCCTTGCCATAGTTAAGCGTTCTTCGTCTTGAATAATCGGTTGAGCATGTCCTTGATTTTCCTCTGCGCCATCTGTTCGCTGGTGTCGAGAACGTCGAGGCTCATCGCTTCGACGTATTGGGCGTATGGCATTCCTGCCACCATCAAGAAAACGATGCCCTTTGTTGTCTGCTTCGCTGCCAGATCATGAAGAAAAGCCACGCCTTGCTTCTTTCCCTCTTCTCCGTCGCCCTTGCCTCCAGCCACGGCTTTCCATTCTCCCTCGCTGATAATCTTGCCATTGTCGAGGATGCAGTAGCCGATGGAGCTGCAAAGGTTTCCTGTTTGGTTCAAATACTTGTGTCCGCTTCTCGCTTGTGTCAGGCATTCCTCCCCAATGTAGAAAAGTTGCCCGATGAGGGCTTTCTTTCGTAGCTCCAGCATTTGGCTCATCCTTGCTCGGATGTCTGCTGCCGTGAAGTTGGGTTTTATTGGCATGGTGTCTGTCTCCTTTTAGACGGTTATCTGCAATGCGTCCACCGCTTCGAGGTAGGTGATGTCCTGCACTTCAAACTCTCCGAGGTCAGTGCCTCGGTTGTCGGTTAGCTTCACTCTCTTGGCGGTGAAGTCCTGCGATTCGATTAATACCTTGGCTGCAAATTGCTTGAACTTGCCGTCCTGGTACGTGCCTTGATGGTCGCTCTTGTTTTTCACTATGTTGCAGGGGATTGGGTCGCTCTGCTTTGGTTCCACCTTTTGGGGGATGCCGTGAAGCATTCCCCCTCCAGTGGTATCGATTGTGAAAAGAAAGCCGTTTTGAATAATCATCAGAAATCCTCCCCGATGTAGCCGCATGGGATGTCGCTCCCTTCGTCCTCTCCCAACTCTGCGAGCAGGTTGCTTGATTTCTTTTGGAAGCGTGAGCGTTCGTCCTCGCTGAACGTGTAGCTGATTCCACCTTGGGTGATGTTCGGTGCTTCGGAAAGAAATGCGTAGGTGAGTGCCTTCGCTTTCTTGAATTGGTCGCTTGCACGCATCTCCTTGGTGATATCTGCCTCTGCGTCCAGCCCAGCCTCCTCGATGATGTTCTCAATCGTTGCGGCTGGTATGGGGTAGCTGCTCATTGCTTTTATTGCGTTGCTTGTCTTCATGCTGCTGGCTTGTTAAACGTTGTTATGAGTTGCTCGCCTCTCCGTCTGCCCAGGTCTGGTTGGCGGTGTTGAGGAAAACGAGCGACTTGCGGTTGATGAGGGCTGGCTGAACGTATGCCTCTGCCAGCGTTGTCTCGCTCTGTGGGTTGACCTCGCTGTATCGGGTGACCTTGAAGAAACCGCCATAAACCTGGAGGGCTGCGGTGTTCTGAACCATAGGCACGTTCTTGTAATAAGTCCAGCCGAGCTGCACGGTTGGCGAGAGGGTGACCACGTTCACGTTCCACGGCTTAATGGTCTCCTTGCTGCCGTCCTTGTGCTCGATGCTCACGTAGGTGTCGAGGATGATAATCTGTGGGTAGCCTCGTGTTGGGCTTGCGTTGTATGCGTTGATTTTCTCCAGCGTTATCATGTCGGCTGTAATCATCGATAGGTCGTTGACCTGTGGGTAGAGTCGCTTGGCGGTCTTCTTCTGTGCCACCAGCTCTTGGAACTTTGCCTTTTCCATGAATGCAAAGCGTGGCTTGGTCAGTCCTTGCTTCGCTATCATGTCCTGTGCGTTGGCGAGGTCGAGAAGTCCGTCTGCGTTCTCCTCGTCATCCCAGCTGTAGCCCTTCTTGAGGGTGGTCTTTCCGTCCTTGCTCTTCTTCTCGGAGATTGAAACTCCGATGAAGTTCGCCTCTGGCACGTTGAAGTTGATGATGTCCTGCGATGCCATGTCGCCCTCAATCTTTGCAGGGAATGTCTGTACACCGCTCGATGCGATGCGCATGCAGTCCAGCTCCACCTTGTAGTCCATCGCCTTGCGGACAAAGTTCACGTCATCGTAAACCAAATTTACGAGCTCCTGCTTCTCCTGCTGGTTCTCGGTCGCTGAGTTGGCGAGGGTCTGTGCGTCGAGGTATTCGTTAATCTCTACCTCGTCCTTGTCTCGGCTCACTGCGTACTTGCTCAGCTTGCCGCTCCAAGTGCCGACCTTCTGGCGTGTCTTCTTTGGAGCCTTGGTGTTGAATGCGACTCGGTCTGCCGCCACTGGGATGCCCTCGTCACCCTCCAAGCCCTTGATGTCGAACTTTCGGGTGTACTTCAAAGGGAAGAGGGTAGCCCATGCGAGACCTGTTCCTGGCTTGAACTTGTTGACGGTCGCTTGCATTCCAGGGATGTCAATGTCGAATAATGGTGCATCCATTGTTGCTTGTCTCCTTTGTTAAGTTAAAAATTAATCGAGCGTGATGCCCTTCATCAAGTCCACGACCTCCTGCGCTATAGGTGCTGTCTCCTTGCGAAGGCTTGCGGCTCTAATCAATCGAGCCTCGAAGTCACCCTCTCCTGCCTTTCCAAGGTTGCCCTTGAAATTGCCGAGGATGTATTCTGGCTTGTGAATTGGTGCAGCCTCCTTTGTGCTTCCGTCCGCTGCTTCGGCTGCTTGGTAGAGGACGGTGTCCTGGGCGATTGCCACGCCCATCGTAACGGTTACGATGTCGTAATCGTCGCTCGTGTCGGTGTCCACCTTGGTGCAGGCGACACCCACCTTGCCGTGGGCGATTACGTCTCCCTTCTTGATACCGCTACCCTTGGCAATCTTGATAGTGGTGTCAGCTGTCTTGACCTCTGTGATGAGGCGGTATCCCTTGATTGGGATGTAGAGTCCGTCGGTATCCTGGCTCATTGCGATGCCTGGCTTCAAGTCGAACTCTGGGTTCTTGACGAGACCGCCACCTGGCTTCTCCGAGAGGATGGTTTCGAAGATGATAGGGTCGGTCGGTGCTGCGTCCTTGTGCTTGAACATTCGGTTCATGGTTTTTCCCTTTAAATGGTTAAACTTGTGCTACTGCGCTGGCGGTGGTGTCGGTGCGCCTTGGCTCAGTCCGATGATGACAGGTGATGCGGTCTGGCTCTCTCGTGTCGCCTCGCTGTTGAGGTAGGCGGTCACGGCTGGGTCAACTGCTTCGCCTGGCTTGCGTCGGTTGCCTCCCAATGGTGGGGTAGCTGCCGCTCCCGATGCCTTCTCCTCCTTGATGTCGCTCTCGATGAATGGCTTCTGTGTGTCGAGCCAGCCGTTGAAATCGTCATCGTCCTTGAACGAGAGGCGGTCGTAATTGCGCAGGTAGCGTTCCTTGAGTTTGTCTGATGCTCCCTCGAACAAAGCCTCAAACTTCGCCTTGCGCTGGTTGCCCTGCTTCTCCTGTAGGATTCCGTTGAGCTGCTCACGCATCGTCTTGTTTTCCTGCTCCATCCTTGTGAACATCTGCTTCACCTCGTCGCTCATCCCTCCTGTCGGTGGTTCGGTCGGCTTCGGTGGTTCTGGCTGCTGGATGCTCTTGCCATCCTTCAGCTTGTACTTCTTCTCATAGTTGGTGATGGCGGTGGTCTGGGCTTCGTTGGCTCTTCGGTCGCCCTCGCTCTCTATGATGGATTGGAAGGTCACCCCATCTACGACGGTTTTCACTTCTTCCTCCGTGGTTGTCGTCTCAGCCTTTTTCTTGGCTATCCGCTCTAAAATCTTGGCATCAACCCCAGGAAACTTGGTTTTGAGTGCCTTTAAAATCAATTCGAACATAAAATTATGCTTTAGTTATACAAATTTGTAATGCTGCAAAAATACGATTTTAATGTTAAATGTGATTATAATACAATCATTAATTAACGTTATTTAATTCAAAATTCCGAAAACTTAGGGATTTCCCCTTGGTGGTATCGGACTTTTTTCGTAAGTTTGCTGCAAAAATTAGACTTATGCAGGTTTCAAAGAAAATATTGGATTTCGTTAGCGAGAACCTTGGTTCTACTTATTCCGTTTCCTTCGTTGGGGAAAAGGAGGGGGATTCCTGTTTCTCTGCCTACATAAAAAACGAGAAGACAGGTTTCCCTGTCGCTCTCGTTCTTGACACGAATGGTGAAATAACAAAAATTGGAGGTTTTTTAGCCCTTGATGTTATTGCATCATTTAAGAAAGATTGAAACGTATTTCATATTCAGTAATTTGTCGCTGACCTTTATTGCGCCATCTTTTAAGATTGGGGCTTTTCTCATTCTTTCACAAAGATATTTTATGTCCTTTTCTTCGAATCCGCTACCGTTCGAGTTGTCTTCCTGCGGTTCTATGTATTTAATACTCCCATCACTGAACCTCTTTACGATTGTGCAATGTCCACCTCTTGGTTCCCAACTCAGACCGACTTCGTATGTGCCTTCTTCCTTACAAACCTCATCGAAATATTGGAGGTATCTCTGTTGTGTCATGTGCTTCCAGCTTGGGTGCGCTCTTAGGTAGTCCTTGAAGCTGGTTATGCTTACAGGCGTTCCGTCTTTCTCTGTCCATGTCTCCAGCCAATTGTCGCCCTTGCTTAGGTAATAAGACAAGTCTCCCCATTTCTGCGTATTCCCCTTTGCGTAAACGTTAAAACCCCATTCTCTCAAAGCGTATGCAGGTGCGCAAGTCTGGCAGTTTATGTCGTATGGCTTGTGCTTGGCTTTGTCGTATAAAGGATTCTTGCTTACTCGGATGTTCGTTCCGCTCAATCTCCATTTCGATTTTGCATCAACAATGTATTCGTTCACGTGCAGTGGATTTGCGCTCTGTCTGTCTGCTTCCTCGTAAGTCATCGGTCTTCCCTTCTTGATTCCGAGGCTCTTTTCGATGTCTCTCATGTTGGCGATTTGCTCCTTGGTGAAGCTGCCCCATACCTGGGTGTCCCATTCGTTCTGTGCCTTCACGCCCTTCTCGAACTTGGCAAACAAATTCTCCACCTCTGCCACCGATGCGTTCTTTCCGATGGCATTGCGTAGGGCAATCTGTCTCTTCGCCAATGCTGGGAGCGTCTGTCCTTGGCTGTAGGTGAGCGTCTTCAGCAATTGGTCGCAGCGGTCATCGTAAGCGTCGAGCCTTCTGTCTCTCCATGTGTCCTTGATGTCTTCTATCTGTTCGCTGGTTCTTGCAGCGTGCCTCTTGGCAGCGTTCTCCATGATGATTTCGTGCTTGCTCTTAGTTGGTTTGGCACGTTTCTTCGCTTGATCAGGTTTCTCGCCTTCCCATCGCAGCCCCTTTGTCGGGTCTCCATCCTTGTAGTTGTCCTTGATGAAGTAAGGCATGGAGGTTGCGTTGGCGATGCGCTGCTGGTTGTCCTTCATCCACTTGGTGAACTCCTTTGGCATCTTCTCCACCTGTCCGCTGAACTTCCAATGGCTCACGTCCTCTCCGTTCATGAGTGCCGTGGTGTATGCGTCCATCTCCTCTTGGCTGGCGAGGACGGAAACGGCATAACACCTGCACCAAGGGTGCCAGCCTGTGAACTTGAAGTCCTTTGGAAACCTTTTTCCATCGAAAATGTCGCAGATGTCCTCGGTCGGGTGGTTGTTGCTGATGTGAATCTCGATTCCGAGGACAAAGGGGAGGGCTTGCCATCGGTTGTGGTCGGCTGTCCTGTAGGCGATGTTGTTCTCTGTTGCTGTCATTCGGAGGGCGTTCTTGTAGCTGGAGCGATAAACTCCACGCCCAGGGTGGAACGCTGCCGCTGTCTTGGAAAGTCGGAGCGCACCGCTCTTGTCTCGCACCCTTCTGAATAATTTGTCTGGGTATTGGAGGTATTTGCGGATGTCTCGGCTCAGTTCGGCTGCGCTCTTCCCTTCGCCCATTCCAAGCTCAAGAGCCAGCTCCATCTCGTTCTTGAACTGCTGGGTGAGGTTCCAAACCCTTTTGCTGAGGTTCATCCCTGCCTCCTTGCGGCTGATGAATGCACCCAAGGCTTCGAGGTGTGGGTGCTTCCAAGCCTTGACGGTCTTCGCTGGGAGCTGCTTCTTGCCGATGATGGAGTCCACCATTGCGTCGTTCTTGGTGTTGGAGAGCGTCCAGCTTTCCTGGTCTCCATCCTCGATGTTCGTCTGAAGGCTCGCTCCAAGGTCTTGCATCAGTGCCTCCATCTCCTTCTTCAAGGCTGGGAAATCCTCAAAGTGGAACTCCTTCTCTTGGTTGTCGGCATCAAAGAGCGAGGGTGCGGCTGCTTGTGCGATGCGCTTGACGGCTGCATCGTAGAGCTGCTGCACCTTTTTGGCTCTTTTGGCGAGGTTCTCCTTGTGCTTCTTGTCGTATGTTGCAATGGTGAACGTCTTTGGCATTTCTTCTCTCCGTTAAAAGGTTGGTTCGTTTTGGAAGGCATCGGCTTTGGTTGCCTCCTCATCCTCGATTCTCTTCTCTTCCTCATCCAGCTCTTCCTCTGGCACAAGGTTCAGCTCTCGGATGGCTGTCCTTCGTGAGATAATCTGCTTTCCACCTGTTCCGTCGCTCATGTCCTTGATTTGCTGGCTGCGGTCGTTGATTTGGAAAGGCGTTATTTTGTTCTCCACGGTCAAGGTGTCGAAAGCCCCAGCGAGGCTTGGGAACATCTGCTTGCAGAATGCTCGTATCACGTTGACCTCCCTGTCGAAGAACTCCAGCCAATCACCGCTTTCGTCGGTGACCTTCATTTGGCAATCGATGAAGAGCATCTTGCGTGCCTCACCGCTCATCGGTGTCGCCTTCATCTGCTCCATGCTCATGTCGGGGAGTTGGAGGCTGGTGTGGATGTTTCGCCTCAGTTCCTCGGTGTGGAGCTTCAAGGCATCGGTGGCTTGATTCCATGTGGCGTATTCCGCTTTGTCCTTCTGTCCGTATCGGAGAACGTTGCGCCCTGCGTTGTCATCGCTTGGTTCTTGCTTTTTGTTCTTCGGTGCGGTCACCTGCTGGCTGTCGGAATAAATGACCCACGTTGGTCGGCTGTTCTTGCGGAGGTAGTTGCCCTGTCTGCTTGCCGACCACTCCAGCTCGTAGCCGTTGTCGCTCTGGTCTTCCCAAATCGGGAGGTCTCGGTGAATGTAGATTCCTGCAATCTTGCCGATGTTGATTGGCTCTGGCTGCATGTCCTCCACCCATCCGCTGTTGTTCTTCTGCACCCATCGGTAATGGAAGGCATCGGTGTAGGTGTCGAAATAAGTTAGCTCATCCGTTCCTTTGCGTCTCGTGTATTGGACGCTGAGTGCTATCAAGTCATCGTATTCGTCGAAAAGTGGGTACAGGATGTCTCCGTCCATTGGCGAGAAAACCCTGCAGCGGAGTTTCAGCTTGCTTGGCACCCCTGCGTATATGGTGTCTTGCATCTGTGCAAACCAAATCGTCACCATCTCGCAGCTTGCAAAGAGCTTGTGTCCTCGCTTAAGGTTCAGTGCGTTGATTCGGTTCTTCTTGAAGATTGCCTCCATGATTGCCGCTGCTTGCTTCTCCTGCTCTGTCGTGGTGGTGTACTTTCGGCTGACGGGAATGGTGAACATCAGCTCCTTCATTCGCTTCACCGCTTGCTTCTGGATGCTGTAGGTGATTCGGGTCATCTTCTCGGTCTTGCCCCTGCGCACCTTGTCTCGGTAGTTGCGGTCGGTATAGACTGGGTGTTCCTTTGGCTCGTACTCCTTGCGGAGCTTCGCCCAAGGGATGACGTCGATGTTCTTCTGTTTCAGCTCGTCGATAATCTGTGAGGCGAGCTTTCTCTTTCTGTCTATAATCTCGTTGATTGGTGGCATTGCCTTGTCTCCTTATGTTTGTTTGTGTTAATAAATCTCATCCTCGATGGCTTCCTCTTCCTCATCGGTCACCTGGCTCGAAACGAAAAGACCGAAACGCTCGACCACGCCTGTGGTGCAGTCTGGCGCATCGTCGTGCTCGTTGCCTCCTTCCTTTCTGTAAGCCTTCATTGCGTTGGCGTAATGTGTCCAGCGGTCTTCCCATCCCTCTGGGTAGAAAATCATGTTTTGCACCTTGGAGCTGTTGGTGAAGATTCGTGTCTGCTTGTTGGCGGTCTGTGCGAGGTCAATGAAAACCATTTCCCAATCGCCAAGGGTTCGGACGTGCTTCTCCACGTTCCTTCTAAATCCTCGCCCTCCGTTGTTGCTCTCCACCACGACCTCCTGGGTCTGGTTTCGCACCAGCATTCGGGCTGTGGCTGGTTCTGTGTACTCCATGCTCTTGTTGGTGAACAGAATGTCGGTGACAAAGCAGCCGCATTCGTATTCCTCGTAGCAAATGGCACAGAGCAAGTCCGCTCCTGTGTCCGCTGTGTCGATGTAGCACTTGCGCCTTGGCAGATGCGCCTCTATCGGCATCGTGCCGTAGGTCTTGAAGTGGGAATACATCAAGCCCTCGATAGGTGTCGGGTTCTGCATGTATTGCGTCTCGTAAACGAATGAGTTGGCGAGGCGTATCTTCTCCAGCTCTGCGAGGGTGTGTTTGAACTCCCATAGTGGCTGCTTGTGTCCTTCTGCGTCCGTGGTGACGCAGGGGAGGCTCACCACCGTCCAATCGTCAGGCTCAATCTCTTGCAGGTAGCCGCAAAGGTCGTGCTCGTGGAGTCGCTGCATGATGATGATGATTGGCGTGTTACGGCTGTTGACTCGGTTTCGGATGGTGGTCTCGAATCGTCGGTTCACTCGCTCACGCACCACGTCGCTCAATGCGTCCTCTGGCTTTATCGGGTCATCGATGATGATTGCTCCTGCAAATCGGTAGGGCAGTGGGTTGCCCTGCTCATCCACCCTGTCCACCTCTCCAGCTCCGAAACCTGTAATCTGTCCGAGGGTTGAGGTGGCATAAACGCCTCCCCCTTGCTCCGTGTCCCATTGCGCCTTGGTGTCGCTTCCGTACTTGACCCTCGTGTCGAAGAGCCGCTGGTATGCCTCGCTGTTGACGATGTCCTTGATGGCGATGCTGTTGTCCACCGCCAGATCGCTGGAGTAGGACAGGTGTATGAAGTTGGACGCTGGGTTTATCGCCAGCCCCATCGCTATGAAGTTCTTCACCGCCAGCTCCGTCTTTCCGTATCGTGGGGCGATGTTGATGATTAGCTTGTTGCACTCTCCCCTCAAAACCTTGTCGAGGGCATCGCAGACCGTCTTGTGGTGGTGTCCGACAATGAACCGCTTTCCTCCGTTCTCCTTGAAGAAGTACCTTGTGAAGTTGAGGGGGTTGCTCAAAACCCAAAATTTTTGCAGTTCGGTGTCGTTCATCATGTCAGTACTCCTCCTCCAGCTTCTTCAAATACTCGATTTGCTCTTCCCTGGTCAGTGGCGTGCCTTGCTCCAGCGTCTTGCCGTTGGTTGTGATGTCCACCTTCTGCTGTGGCTTGCCGTATTGCCTGTCCATCAGCCTGTCCATCGTCGTGGTCTTGCCGTTCTTCATGTCGATGATTGCAGCCATCGCCAGCGTCTTGGCGTATGCTGGTGTCTCGTCTGCCTTCGCCAGCACCTGCAGGTCGGCAAGTTCGAGGGAGAGGATGCTTCTTTCGATGGTGTTTATCTCGTCGAGGGTCAGTGCCTCGCTCTTCTTCAGCTTGCTCTTCGGGAGCACCTGCTTCAAGAGTGCCTTGACCCTGTCCTTCTTTTTTCCCCTTGGGTTGCCGCTCTGCCCCTTCTGCCATTTGTGGCTCTCGATGTTGGCGAGCTGGCTCTCCGTCATAGTCTCTTTTCCCTTTGGCATGGCTTATCCCTCCTTCTTGGCTTTTGTTTTGATCGGCTGGGTTGCGGCTGGCTGCTCTGGCTGTGGAGCGTGGATGTTCCCGATGCGGACAGCCTTCATCCCTGTCAACTCCTCCCATCGCTTGATGATTACATCGACATAAATCGGCTCAAACTCCACCATTCGGCAGCACCTGCCCAGCTGTTCGGCTGCGATGAGTGTCGTTCCGCTTCCTCCGAAAATGTCGAGGACGATATCCTTTCGTCTGCTGCTGTTGCTTATCAGCTTGCCGATGAGAGGGACGGGCTTCATCGTTGGGTGGTCTGGGTTCTTCTTCGGCTTGTCGCAGTCTATGACGGTTGTCGGTGTGTCGCCTCCGAATAGCTGCTGCAGCAAGTCCTTCATCTCTGCCTTGCTCATGCTCTCGATGTCCAGCTTCTGCTCCATGACCGTGGTGAGGTTACGTTTGTTGGTGAAGTAGTGGGCTGCTCCCTCCTTCCATCCATAAAGGCACGGCTCGTGCTTCCATTGGTAGTCCTGGCGACCGAGGACGAGGCTGTTTTTGTTCCAGATCAAGCATTGGCGTGTCTCCCATCCGATGTTCTTCACGGCTGTTCGGAAATTGAAGCCCTGGCTGTCTGCGTGCCAAATGTAGAAGGCTGCACCTGGCTTCATGCTGTTGCTTGCGTTCTGCAAGGTGTCGGTGAGGAATGCCACGAAGTTCTCGTCAGCCATGTGGTCGTTGGCGATTTTCATCTTGCCCTTTGCTTGGTAGTCCACGTTGTATGGTGGGTCTGTGACGAGGAGGTCTGCCTGTTCGTCCTGCATCAAGGCTTCGAGGTATTCTTCCTTGGTGCTGTCTCCACAAATGAGGCGGTGGTTGCCGAGGCGGTAGATGTCGCCTGTCCTGCTGGTTGCCTTCTTCGGGGTGTTCCCTGCCACGTCGTAGGCATCGTCCTTGGCTTCCTCTTCTTCCTCTGGGTCGGGAATGTCGGGGATGTCAATGGCGGCAGCGTCTATCTCCTCTGGCTTCCAATCGTTGATGAGGTCATCGAAGTTGGTTTCTCCAAAGCTGGAGTTATCCTTCAGCACGATGCGTCTCATCTTGTCCATCGGGAAGTCGTGGGGGAGAATCTTGCAGACGGCTGTCTTGTGCTTCAGCTTGCGCAAAGCCTCGTATCTCATGTTTCCTCCGATGATGACAAAGCCCCTTTCGTCATGGGTGTCGTAAACGATAAGCTCTCGAAGCTCCAGCATCTCTGGGTCATCCTCGATGCTCTTGACCAGCTTCTTGAATTTCGGGTCTCGTATGAAGCGTGGGTTCTTTGGCAATCCCTCCACCTGCCCTGTGTTCGTGTGGAGCTGGCTGATGTCCATCACCCTTCTTTGAATGTCGTTTGTGTCCATTGTCTTGTGTCCTTTGCTTTAAGCAGTGAAGGCGAACCCTGTTAAAGGCTCGCCTCTGCTGTTTGAAAATTGTAGTTAAAATGGTGCTGCACCACCTGTTCCTGGTGAGAAAGGCAGGACGCTCTTTGCTCGCTTCGATGCCTTGGTGCTGCTGTGGAGGACGCTGCCTCCACCCCTGTGTGATTCTGAACCGCTGCTCATGTCTTGGTTCTCCTAATGTTTGAAGTTAATGTTTATCGTTGAATGTCATTCTCGTGAACAAATCCCACGCCTTGCTGTTGCGTATCGGCTTCCTTATGGTGGCGTACTTGTCGATGATTCGGTTGAAGTGGTCATCGTAGAACTCGTAGAGCTCTGGGTTCTCCTCCATCGTGAATTGCTCGATGTTTCCGCTGGAGCGAAGGTTTGCGCTTCCGTGCATGATAATCTTGCGCCCCCCCAATGTCTCAAAGTGTACGGTCTTGGTGTGGACTCCTGCCACCGCCAGCTGGAATCGGTCGCCAATGTCGAGCTGCTTGTAAATGTAGGGGATGAGGCTGCTCCTCTCGTTGCCCCAAAAATAAACCGAGATTATGAGGTTCAGTTCCTCGATGTACCCTTTCTCCATCAGCGTGTGGAGGCTGTCCACGTTGTTCTGGCTCATGGAGAGCGTGCTGATGGTCATCTTCTTGGCGCATGCGTTCTGTGTCGTTAGGTAGGCTTCGATGAAGTCTCCAAAAATAAAAGAGCCGCTGACGAAAGCGTCGAAGCGTTCCCCAAAGCCAAGGCGCAGCTCCCTCGCCATCTTCTGTGCGTTGTCGTAGAGAACAAAGTCTTCCTTCATCGGCACAACCTTCGGCAGGGTGTATCTCGTTTCCTCCGTCTCATCGGAAGGCAGGAACTCCATTAGGTTGAGGTTGATGTCGGGCAGCTCGAAGTTCCCGATGTCTCCTATGAAGTCCTGTAATTGTTCCGCTTCCTTCTGCTGGAGGCTGTCGTTGTCTGTGTTGTTTGTATTCTTTCTCATGCCGCAAAAATACGTTTTCTGATTGTAATATAATCACTTTTGCTGAAAAATTAACACAAATTGTGCCTATTTCGGTGCAAAGATGGGCTTTTTCGCTGAAGGCTTCCCTCGAAGGGTGGTGCTGGTGATGCGCATCGGTAGCCCTGCGTAATCCCAGGCGAGCAGGGCTGCGTCTCGCCCCTCTTGGTTGAGCCTCCCCAGCTTTTGTAAAGTTATTTCTTCGATTTCCTCCTTGGTAATCTTTCGGTCGGCACCGTGCCAGCACTTTGGCAGCGGTCTCTTGAACTCGTAGGGGATGCCCCAGTGCTCCATCATTTGCCCGATGGTTCGGCTCACTTGCTCGTTGCGTCCTTGGTCAACTCCGAGGCTGGCGATTCCTTGTTTTCCCTGCCATCGCTTGATGTGGTAGTTGCCGTGGTTCATCCATCCTGCCTCGATGATGACCTTGAAATCCCATTTGTCAATTTCTGCGAATTGGTGGTATCGCTCCTTGATGAAGTCGAGGAGGTGGGGAAAGGTGAGCATCTGGACTTGGAGCTTGTGGGTGCTCATGTCGAGGAGGGCGATGCCGTTTCTGTCTGTGTCGGGGTCTATTCCGATGATTATTTGCTCTCTGTTGCTCATTTTCTCGCCTCCTGCTGCGTTTTTGTTTCGCTGCTTGGTGTTTCCTCGTTAGAGGTGGTTTCGTGCGCTTGTGCGCCCTTATTTTGGCTCTCCGTGTCTCCTGGGTATGGTATGGCGTTCTTGGCTTCATCCCATAGCCATGCAGCGTAGAGTGCTAAAACGATAATGATGGCTATCAAGAGCCATGCGTCCGTGCTTGTCATTGCTTTGTCTCCTTTTTGTTTTGTTGTTTTGTCTCTTTCGTGTTCGCACCTATGCGTGTGGGTGTGCGTGTGTGTGGGGGTATGTGGGTGTATGCGCACCCCCTCCTAAACCCTCCCCCTCATTCGAGGGTGGTTGTCTCAGTGGTAGCCGTGCTTGGTGTTCGGGCGGCTTCTGATTCTGTTCCAACTCCAAGCCTTGCCCTTGGCTGGTGTCTTTGGCAATCGCTGGCGGTTGGCTTGGTGAAGGTGGAGCTTGTGTTGCTCTCGTTCTTCTTGCAGCAAGTCTGGCTCGATGATTCCCTCCACCTCGACCTTGAATTTTTCGAGGTCTTCTAAGCTGTAGTATTTTCTTTCTTCCATTTTACCTCCTGTCTTTCGGGTGTGAGGCTGTCGCAGGGTGGGTTGCCCTCGAAGATGGGCTTTCCCTGCTTTCCGCACACCCAGGTGTTGATGCTCTCGTAAGCGTGACCGCAGTGTCCGCATTTGGTGTTCTGCAATCTGTGTCCTGTTCCGCTCATCGTCTTGTGATTCCTCTTAGGTTGGTTTGCATTCGCTCGATGCTGAACCTTTGCTCTGGGTAGAGGCATTTCAGCTTCCAGCTTCTGTTGTGGTAGGGTGGCTTGTCTTGCGTGATGGCAATGTCACAAACCTTGCCTGTCTTCTTGTCGGTGACTGCGAGAAGATGGGCTTCCTTCGGACGCTGGGGGATGAACTCGGTCTCCTTTAGCCAGCGTCTGAAGTTGATGTGTTCGGGTGTTCTCTCACTCATTTTGTTCTTTCTCCTTTGGCTTTTTGCCCTTTGGTTTTATGTCAATCTCTACCAGCTCGTCTTGGTCGGCTGGCTTCTGGACAGCCTTGAATGGTGTCATGTGGCAGGTCATCTGTGCTTGCATCCGCTGCTCGAAAAGGACGTACATCTTGGCTGGGTTCTTCTTGGCGAGCTTGTTTGCCTGTATTGCCGCAAGTCCTTTCTTGGTGATGTCCTGCTTGATGATGGTGCTTGTCTCATCCTCGTTCATCTCTGCGATGGCATAGAGGGTGGAGGCTTCCGCTATCGGGTCTGGATCCATGTCCTGCTCCTTCAGCTTTAGCGTTCCGCTCTTCAAGCTGCCGATGATGTCCTCCATCCTGCCTTTGCCCTCCAGCTTCTGTTCGTCGCCAGGCTTCCACGCCTTTGGTATTCCCTCCCATCGGGTGATGCGGTCATAGAGTGCGTCCACGTCCTGGGTGTAGGTCTCCTTGATTCCCTGGCTCTGTGTGTTCACCAAGTCGTGCATAACCTTGAAGAATTTGCTCTCGCTTTGCTGGAGGCTGTTGATGGTTGGTTGCACTCCCTTTATCAACAATCCCCAATCCTCGACGATGTTCTGCATCTCCCCAAAGATTAGGCTTTCCACGCTGTGGAGGTGGTAGAAGGTGGCGGTTAGGTAACCGAGGCGTTGAACGACCCCTGCGTGCTGTGCCACCGCTATCGGGGTGTTGAATATCTGCTGTTCCTCTTCCGTCAGGTTGTTCGCCCAATAATCACGGCAGGTCTTTGGTGCGACCATCTGCTGTTGTTGTGCAAGTGGATTCTGCTGCTTGCGTGGCTGGTTGCTCCACTTGTTGCGCTTTTTGTTCTTTCCCATGTTCCTTTGAAATTTTTATTTTATCTTGCTTGTTTTGCTTATCGCCTTGTCGATTCGGTGGTCTCCCCTCATCCCGATGTAATTCGCGACCCAGTTCAAAGGGTGCATGTTGTCGTTGTAGGTCTTCCATTTCTCCGTCCAATAGCGGTTTGTTCTCTTGGATTCGTTTTCGGGCTGTGCCTTTAGAATCTTTCGTGCTTGTCTTATTTTCATGTCGCTGTCATTATGATGTTCGTTCCCCTTGTGACTCTGAAAATCACGGCAGGGTAGATGGTTCTGTGGTTGCTGCTCTTCTTGCTTGGGCATCCGTCCTTTCTGCAAATCTTGCCGTAGAAGGCGAGGGTGCTGCCCTCGCTCTCTATCCGTTCCACGATGATGCTCTGCCTTTTGGTTGCGACGATGTCGCCTTTCTTTATCTGGCTTGCGTCTATCATGGCTTGAAGTAATTTGCGAGTTGCTTGGTGGCTTCCACCGGTTGCTCAAATGCCATTTCTGCGATTCTGTCGTAGGTATTGTCCGAAAAATCGGGGTTTGCGCAGAATCCTACGATGGCTGCTGCCATGAATGCTTTGTCAACTCGCCTTTTTCTTCCTTGGTTAGCTCTCTGTCAATCATCCCTCGCCTCCTTCCTGCTTTTGGTCGCTTGCGTCCAGCTCTTTGTCCAGCTGCACGATGTCTGCCGTCAAGTCCACCCATTGCTGGTGGTTTTGCTTGCAATGCTCGACGTGGTCTTTTGCGGTTCTGCAGATGAGTGCCGCCATCGCTCTATCGTTTCGGCAGGTGGTGAACAAAAGGTTGAGGAGGTCTTGCTTCGTTCCCTTCCATCCGAGGCTGACTTGGTTGTCGGCTGTCTTGGTGATTGCGACGTATGCCTCTCCCTTCTTTGTTCGGGTGTTGGCTTGGAATCCTCGCAGCTGCTTTACGGTGTGCTGCTTTGCCGTTTCTTTTTCTTGCTTCATGATTCTTGTTGTTTTGAAATTGTTTCTATCGCTCTGAAAATCTCGAAGGCGACCTGTGGCACCCAGGCGTTGCCGTATGCCTTTATGCTTTGCTGTCTCCATTTTCCGAAAGAAACGGATAGGTTGTCCAGCCAAATGGAAAGCCCATCATTTCCTCTACGAATAGTGGGTTCAACTGAGGGGAAGCCTTCGAATCCCCTGTTTGCTCCTCTTGCAATCGGGTTATGAAATCTGGCAGCATCTCGCCCCATCTCGTGAACTGCCCCTTGCGCCTTCTCGTCGTGGTGATGGTGTTCCCCTTGTAATCCCTTGCCGCTGGTGTCGGTATCAATCCGTTCACCGCCAATGCCGTGAGGCTTCTCCCCATTTGGCTGTTTGGGTTGTACTTGTGGGTGTATTTCGTTCCCTCCACCGCATTGGGTGTCGGCAGGAGCTCGTGGAACTCCAGGAAGTCCATCAGCCCATTCGGTCTTTTCGCTCCGTTCGCCCTGCTTTGGAAGTCGGACGCTCCTGCTGCCTTCAACTCCTGCACTCTCTTGGTGTGGGAAATCTCCGAGCTCATTGGCGTTGGGAGCAGCCCGATTCTCGCTGCCTTGGCGAGGGTTGGTCTCTCCGCAGCTCCTGGCGATGCACTCTTGTTTGTCCGTCCGCTCCCCATGTCGATGGCTGTCGGTGTGGGCAGCATGTCCGTTGGGTAGAACTCCGTCTTGCCCTCCTTGTTGCATCGTTTCAGCCCCTGGGTCTGTACGGTGGGCAATAATCCAGATCCTGTCTCTTCGGTGGGGTGCTCCGACGGCACAAGCTGGTATAATAATCGGCTGGACTTCGTATCCTTCGGCTTCGAGGTCTTGGCAGATGCGCTCAAGGGTGAACCTGCTTTCCTCTCGATAAAGGTCGTGCGGCTCGAAAAGGTCGGACGTGCGACCCATGTAAGTCGTTTGGCTGGACTCCACCATCGTTGTGATTCCAGTAACATTTTCACCAATGACCCAAGTGGGGTTAATCTCTCTGATTGCCCGATGCATCTCTTGCCAGAGGTAGCGGTTGTCTTCCTCTCCCTTTCTTCGACCTGCGAGGCTGAAAGGCTGGCAGGGGAAGCCTCCTGTGAGAACATCGATTTTGCCCCCCCATTTTGTAAAGTCGGTTTTTGTAATGTCTTCATAACTCTCTGCGTTTGGAAACCAATAATCTAAAACCTTGCGAGGAAACTCCTGTATCTCGCAGTGGAAAACGTTGCGCCAGCCCATCCATGCGGCTGCGACCTCTGCGCCTCCGATACCCGAGAAAAGGCTGGCGTGTGTCATGGGTTGCCTCCTTCCTTGCCTCCGATGGTCGTTGGCATCGTGCTTCCTGGCTGGAGTGACATCGCCTCCCAATCCCTGCCGTTGTAGGTTATGATTCGCTTCGTGATGTTGGCGACCGTGTATCCCTTTCGGTATTGGGTCGCCATGTCGAATCCCTCGACGAGGTGGCTCGCTGTCGTTCCGTCCACGTCCTCGTATTGAATCAGGAAGATTTCCTTCTTGGCGAGGACGGCTTGAACTCTCGCTATCTCGTTGTCGATTTCCGTCTCCAGCCTCTTGCTCTTGATGAGTGCGTCCTTGCGTTCCTCGCTGTTTGGCCTGGCGGTGAAGAATGTCTTTTGGTGCTTGCGCATCTCTGCGACCTTCTCGAAAAATTCCTTTTTGTCCATCTCTGCCTCCTTTCGTTATCCAGCGGTCGTGGCTCGCTTGTTGAAGTACTCCTTGCGCACGGCTGTCAGCTGAATCTCGCTCTCGGTGATGTTATCAGCCGTGATTCTGTGGACGGGGATTCCGTCTATCATCAGTGCCGTGTAGGTGATTCCGTTGCTGTCGGTGTAGTCTCCGATGCAAATCTTGCTCTTCGCCTCGTGGCGTGTCTGTTCGTTCTTTGCTCGCTGGCTTGCCTTTCTGTAAGCCTCGATTGGGTTCCAAAATCTCATCATAGTCCTTTCAGCTCCTCCTTCTGCTTGTTAATCTCCAAATTGAGAACGTTCAAAATATTCAACTTCACTTCCTTTGGCAGGATGACCAGCGTTCCCTGCTTTACGCTGCCGTCTGGCTGTGTCTTCTTGGGAATGCCTACAAATGCAAGGCTTTCGTCCTGCGACAATAACTTTCTTGCGTCCTCCAGCTTTGGGAGGCTCTCCGCAATCTCACGGATGCGGCTTAGATTCTTGATGTTTGCCATTTTCTTGTTGTTTAATCTGTTTGTATTTCTGTTCGATGAGCAAGTCCTGCTCCCTCGTGTTCATTGCGTACTCTGCTTGCATCTGGTTGATGATGGTTGCCTCCTCGTGCGTCATGTTGTTCGGGTTGTGAGCATCCCTCCATTCCTTCAGCTCCTGCAGGTATCTGTCTCGCTTGGCGTATGCCTCGTTCCGCTCCCTGCAAAACTCGTTCAGCCCCTGCATTATGGCTATCGGGTCAACGCTGCCGTAGAACTTGTCATAAAGCCCTCGCTTGAATCGTCGGCAGAAAAGCATAATCTCAGCCATGTTCAAAAAGCCGTAATCGTCGGTTATCAGCTGGATGATTTGGTCGAGCTGCCTGTCCGTGATTTTGTCCCTGGCTCCGCTGAACTCCGAAAGGTCGGTTATCTGGTATGCCAGCCATTCCTGCGCTGTGCCGAATCCGTAGGCGAGGTTCACGTTCCAAAGTGTGGGGGCGTTCGTGAAGTAGCATCGATCTGGGCTTTTGGTCAGCTCGACCTGCTTGTCAACGTGGAAGGTCTGCAGGAGGCTCTGCCTCGTTTCCCATCGCTGCCGTATCGCAGTCAGCAATCTGCCTCCACTTGCTGGCAACACCTGCGTAGCCTTGGATGCGCTCACGCTGTTCTGTTGCCCTCTGCTCGTTGCGATTATTAGCCCGACCGCTTGCGGCTGGTGTTTCTGCTGTTGTGTCATTTCTGAATCCTCCGTTTGTTTGATTTGCTGGTGTTGCTGGCTGTGGGTTGTCGTAGTAACCGTCCAGCACCTTCGGGAAGTTGTTGGGTCTGAACAGCCACTCGAAGTTGGCGACCCATCCGTTCCGTCCACCTCCGTTCAAGAAGTTGCTTGCTGCTGCCTTTATCATCACTCTGTAAACCGAAACGATGCCGTTTTCTCGAACTCGTGCCTCAAAGAATGCCTTGCGCTGTCCTGTAATCTTGCCCTTGAGCTTCGGGATTTTCTGCTGTTCCATGAGGCGGTTGAATTGCTGGCGCACCTTCTCGAAGTCTATCTTGTCTTCCTTCCTCGTTGGTTTCGCCTCGTTTTTCGCCTCCTTGCGTGGTGCAGATGCAGCGTCAGAACTTGTTTCTGACGTAGAGGCTTTAGCCTCTTTAATATCATTAAACTCTTTATTGTTTATCCCTATCTCACTCCCTATCTCATTCCCTTTCCCTATCTCTATCTGTGTACGTTCGTGCTTTTCGTGAACGTCCGTGAACGTTCGTGTACGTTCGTGCTCTTCTTTCTTTTCTTTTTCTCGTGCCTCTTTTCTCTTCTTCTCTCGCTCCAGGGCAATCTGTCGGTTGCGCTCGCATTTCTCCTCGTATCGCTCGTTGTTGCGGTCGATGTTGGCTTGTATCGTTCTGAACAGGGTGCGCATCGACCTGTCATCGGTTTTGAACTCCTCGCCTCTGTTGGCGTAGGCAAGTAAAGCCATGAAAATCTGCCCAGCCTCTTCCGTAGTGAAGTCCTGCAGCATGTTCTCTGCGTCCTTGGTGTTGATGACGATGGAGCCTTTGTCTGTGTTCCTGCTCATTGTTCTGTTTGTATTATAATCACCCTTGGGAGCTGCTCGTTGGCTGCTCCCTGGGTGTTTGTTGTTATTGCTCGATGATTACGATGGCTGGTGCTACCTCCTTGATTCTGTCGAGGACGGCATTCATGTGAATATCTCTTTCCTCAACCACGATGTCGTGTGCCTCTGGGCTGACCAAGGTGCAGGAGAGGTCGCTTGGATTAATCTCCACCTCCACCTCGATGTTGACTTTCGGCATGCCCTTGAAGATTGGGAGCTGAATCTTGAAACTTTCGGGTAGGTTGCTCTCGACCGTCTGTGCCATGATGGCTCTTCGGTTTCCTCGTTTGTCATCGCTCAACTCCATCTCCTTGTCGACCTTCGCCTTGAAGTTGCGGAGTTCGGTGACCAACTTCATTGCTGCTTGCTTTGTCTCGAAGTAGGAGCGCAGCTGCTTGATGCGGTCTGCCATGTCAAAGCAGGACATGCTCTCGCCTGTGTTGATACCAAACTCCTGCATCTCGCTCGAAAGGGTCAGCACCCCGACAATCTGGTCGCTGTATGCGCTGTTCTCATCCGTCTTCAGCGTGATGCTCATGTGGTCTCTGTCCACGAGGACGTGTGCGTCGGCTGAGACGATGTCATCCTTGCGTTTCTCTACCCATCGGGCTGGTGCGTCGATTGTTCCGCTGATGCTTACTGCCTTTGGTTCCTTAAGTGGGAGGGCATCCCCAAATCGGATGATGGTCTCCTGTCCTTCCTCGGTGTTCAACTCCGTGAGCTTCTCGATTGCTCGCTGCTCTGCTGTCTTTCTCAGTTGTTCTTTCATTTTGAAAATCTTTTGAATGTGAAACTTGTGTTATTTGTCTTCCGTCCCTGTCTTGCCTGGGCGCAAGTCAAAGAGGCGAGGCTGCAGCTCTTCGTGTCGTGCAGGTCTCTGATAAACCAGCACTCCCTCCTTGTTGTAGTAACCAGCCTGTCGTGTCTGCTGGTCTATCATCTTGTAGCATGGCTCGTTGACGTAGGTTGTCTTGCTTTTGAGCTTGTCTGCCACGTCCTTGATGGTGTTCTTGTAACCCTTGATTTCCTCGTTGTACATCTGGACGGCTGTCTTCTTGGCTTCCTCCTGTTCCAGCTTCTTGATGCTGGCATCAGCAAGTTTTTCCTTCAGCTTCTCGATTTGGTCGCTTGGTATCGGCTTGCTGTAGCCCATGTCCTCGATTGCGTCTGCGTTGTCTCTCAAAAAACGCTCTCGCTCCTGCAGGTCTTGGTATTCCTGTCCTAAGAGTTTCTCCATGACTTGACCTCCTTTCCTGTGGTGTAGTTTGCCCAAAGTTCAGTAAATTGTTTGCCGCTGTAGATTGCCAGCTCCTCTGTCTTGTGTGCAAGCCGAGCCGAGATGCTCGCATACGCAAGCGACCAGGCGGAGTCCGAGTTCGCAGCAGCGAGACCGCAATTCGCACCGTTGTTCGAGGAGCCGCCACCAATCCACAGCTGTAGGTTGCGTTCGTCCTTCCATTCGTCGGTCTTCTGCTCCAGCTCCTCCTTTGTCCAAAGGCAAAGGTAAGGGTAGTATCGGTATTCGTCTGGGTTTGTGAAGTCTGGCTCCCATCCCTCGTTGAGGGCTGC